TGCTTTTCAAATGCTTTGAAGATGATGTCTGTAAAGTATAAAGATGAGTTTCAGTCAATAAACGAACTATTAAAAAAGATTGCAAAGGCAGAGGCTGCGGCTGAGCGAGCGCGCCAGCAAGTTTTAAATGCAACAAAAGAAATTGAAAAGAATCAAAAGAAAAAGGTATTTGCATCAGATAAGTTAAAGGATGCAGAATTTCTTGGAGAAAACTCAACACTTTTAATTGTTGAGGGTGACAGCGCGATGGGTGGTATGGCTCAAGCAAGAGATTATACCAAATATGGACTTTTAGCAATCCGCGGAAAAATTATTAACTGTTTATCTAATCCTGAAGAAAAGATTTTCCAAAATGAAGAGATAAAACTTTTACTTAGTGCTATGAATATTACACCAGGTAAATATAATGCTTCTAAATTAAGATATGGAAAGATTGCTATTTGTACTGATGCTGACTCAGATGGAGGGCATATAGGACTTTTAATTATGGCGGCGCTTGCATACCTTGCGCCAGATTTTATTAAAGAAGGTCGACTTTGCTGGCTTCGTTCTCCATTATATATAGTTAATAATAAGGGTAAAGAAACTTACTATTTTACAGATGAGGAGTTTAATAAAGTTAGAAAAACTATTAAAGGCACAGTAACAAGAGCAAAAGGATTAGGCGAATTACCGGCAGAAACAGCTCACGCTTCTATGTTTACTGAAGAATATCAAAGAATGGAGATCTTAGAATATAACAGTAGCGCGATTGATTTACTTTATGATTTAATGGGTGAGGATGTAGAGCCAAGACGTAATTTTATAATGAAGAAAGTAGATTTTAGTAAGGTGAGGGAATAAATGAGTATTGTTTTATATAATGAAGATTGTTTGGAAACTTTAAAAAACATTCCAGACAAATCAATAAATTTAATTTTGTCTGATTTACCCTATGGTATGACTAAAATGGAATGGGATAAACAGTTACCTTTTCCTATTTTATGGAAAGAGTATGAAAGAGTTCTAGCGCCAAGTGGTAATATTGTATTATTTTCTTCTGGGTTATTTACGATAGATTTAATTAATTCTAATCGTAAGTTATTTAAATATAAGTTAATTTGGAAGAAAAATGTACCAACTGGAATGAGTAGCGCAAAAACAAGACCAATGAAATATTATGAAGAAATTTGTATTTTTAATAAAGGTCACGCTACTTATAATCCAATTATGAAACCAAGAGAAGGCAAGGGAAAAGATTGTTATAAGTATGAACATTACTTTGGTAAAAGTAACCATTTGGATTTGGAAAAGCAACCAAAAAAATATGACCCCAACTGGGTACAACCTTCTGATATATTAGAATTTAAAACAGTACCTAATCGTAATGGGAAATTACATCCAACTCAAAAACCAGTAGAGCTATTAAAATGGTTAATTCATACCTATTCTAATGAAGATGAAACAGTTTTAGATAATTGTATGGGTTCTGGTAGCACAGGAGAAGCTTGCATAGAATTAAATCGTAATTTTATTGGTATAGAAATAGACCCTAAATATTTTGAAATAGCAAAAAATAGATTGCAAGTAGGGGACACAAATGAATAAATTTGACTTTTATTAAAAATTTTAGTATAATTAATTCATAAAATAAAAGTAAAAAGAGGGAAAAATGGCTAATTTACAAAACACAATTAATGATAGTTTTGTTCAATATGCGGGAGCGGTTCTACAGAACCGCGCCCTTATTGATGTGCGTGATGGATTAAAACCTTCAGCACGCCAAATCTTTTATTCAATGTTAACTCATAAGCTTGTAAGTAAGAACCCCCATAAAAAGACAATGAACGCTGTTGGTATGGCCATGGCTGATTTTTATATTCATGGTGATTCAAGTTGTGAAGGCGTTATAATGCGTGCGGGGCAGCCTTTTGCTATGAGATACCCTCTTATAGATATAAAAGGTAACGCTGGGTCACTTATTGCAAGTGGTAACTGGGCGGCGCCTCGTTATACAGAATCACGTCTTTCAAAAATTATGGATGTTATGTTTAAAGATATAGAAAAAAACACAATATCCGAATGGCGTGATTCGTATGATAACACAAAGCAATATCCAGCAGTATTGCCTTCAAAGGGTTTTTATAATATTGTTAATGGCTCGACGGGGATAGGTGTTGGTATGGCTTCGTCTATACCTCAATTTAATATAAAAGAATTGAACAATGCACTTATTTATTTAATTGACCATCCTGATTGTGATTTTGAAGATATATACTGTGCGCCCGATTTTGCAACAGGCGCGATCTTATATAACGAATCTCAAGTAAAACAATCAATGAAGGACGGGACTGGTTTTGCTTGTAAATTAAGAAGTGTTGTTGATTTTGATAGTAAGGAACGCTGTTTTATTGTAACGGAGATTCCTTATGGTGTTTATACTAATACCATTTGTGGAGAACTGGAAGATATTATTAATGGAGAAGAAAATCCTGGAATTGAAAGATTTAATGATTTAACAGGTAAATCTCCTTTAATTAAAATTTATCTTACAAAAAAAGCAAATCCAGATAAAGTTTTGAAGTATATTTTTAAAAATACTTCTCTTCAATCTTATTTTGGTATTAACTTTACAATGCTTGATATGGGAAGATTTCCTAGAGTTTTTACTTGGAAAGAAATGTTGCAAGCTCATATTGACCATGAAAAAGTTGTATATAGAAGAGGTTTTGAGTTTGACCTAAAGAAAATAGAAGATAGGATTCATATAATTGATGGATTACTTATTTGTCTTGCTTCTATAGAGGAAGTTGTTCAAACTATTAAATCTTCTTCTTCGGCGGCGAAAGCAGCCATAGTTTTACAAGAAAAGTTTTTACTTGATTCTGTTCAGGCTGAAAATGTTTTAAATATGAAACTTAGTCGTTTGGCTCATCTTGAAGTAGAAAAATTAAAAGAAGAGCGCGCGAATCTTCAAAAAGAAGCTTCTCAGATTCATTTAATTTTGGATGATGAAGAACTTTTTAAGAACGAGCTTAAGAAAGGATGGGAAGAAGTCTCTAAAAAATTTGGTGACGAAAGACGAACAAAAGTTATAGATAGTTTAGATAATGATTCAGATGAGCCGATTGAAGTAAAACAGCTTTCAATTTCATTTTCTAATAATGATGCAATATATATATCTGAAACAAGTAATTTGTATACGCAAAAGCGTAATGGGACTGGTACAAAATTTAAGCTTGATAAAGGAGAATATATTGTAGACAGTCTTGTTGGAGAAAATACTGATACAATTCTCTTCTTTACTTCTCATGGTAACTATTACCACACTAAAATCAATGATTTTACACTTAACGAGAAGCAGTATTTATCCAACTATGTAACAATGTTACCTTACGAGCATATTGTCGCGGCAGCAATAACCTCAAAAAAAGATTCAAAACCATATATAATTTTTGTTACTAAGAATGGTCTTGTGAAGAAATCAAGTTTAGAGGAATATAATTTAAGCCGCAGAGTGGGCGCGACCGCCATTAAATTGGATAAGGATGACAAAATTGTTTCTGTTTTATTTACAGATAACGAAAATATTGGAATCGTTTCTAAGTCTGGCAATTTTATAATGATTACCACTTCTGACATTAAACCTATTGGTAGAGTTACTCGTGGGGTAATAGGTATAAAATTGAATACGGGTGATGAAGTAGTTAGCTCTATGGTCATACCCAAAAACACAACAGAAATCATTTCGATTTCTACCGATGGTTACATCAAACGTAGCGCACTTTCTGAATTTAAAATTACAGGGCGCGCTACGAAAGGAGTAAAAATTCAAAAAACTGATGAATTATGCGACTTTTTGCCAATTAACAATAATGAGGACATATTGGTTGTATCCAACTCTTCTCAAATTAGATTAAAACTTTCAGATATTCCTCTTATAGGGCGGGGTACTCAGGGAGTTAAATCTATTAAGTTGTCTGAAAATTCAAAAATCTTAAAATTGAACAGCTTATAAAATTTGCAAAAAGTTCAAATTTCAGTTATACTATTTATAGAAAGTTAAGGAAAACGCTTTCAAAACTGGCCGTCCAGTTAAAAAAATAAAATAAAATAAAAAAGACGGATAAAAAGGAGAAAAAAAATGAGACTTAAGGAAAAGACACAGGAAGCATTTGATTTTATCAAGAACCATGGTGGTAGCTGCACTACAGCAGAAATTAAGGACGGTCTTGGACTGGAGAAGATTGCATCTGTAACAGGACGTGTTAATAGCCTTGTTAAGAATGAGCTGGCTACGACTGAAGATGGTGGTAAGACTGAGGATGGTAAGAAGATTACTATCGTAACCCTGACAGAGAAGGGTCAGAACTATGTACCTTCTGATGACGAAGAGTAATTAGTTAAAATAATCGTGGTGGACTTAAATTTTTCTAAATTTAAGTCCACTTTCCCCTCAAACAAAGTAAAAAAGAATATGATAAAAATGAAAAGTAAAAATAAAAGGAGAAAGAAATGTATAGAAAAGCAGATAATAGAGTAAGAATTGAGGGTATCCTTGCAGAAAGCGATCTTAAATATACTTCTTATACAAAGAATGGCGTTCCTGTCGACGCTATCGGTGGAAGTATTAAAGTCCTTGTAGAACAGGTTATTAATGACAAGCCCGTAAGTGTAGAAATTCCTGTTTATATGTTTTCTTCTAAACTTACAAAGGCCGGTGGAATTAATCCTTCTTATGAATCTATTGAGAAGGTAATGAATGAATTTGTTTCTATTGCTGCCGCGGGTAGTTCTGCGCAGGCAGATAGAATTCGTATCACCAACGGTGACATTAGAATGAATGAGTTTATTGGGCAGAATGGTCAGCTTGTATCTCAGCCTAGAATTCATGCTTCTTTTGTTAGTCGTGCGGTAGGTGATTTTAAACCTGAAGCCACTTTTAACATCGAATTTATGGTGTCTAGCATCAATCAGGTGCTGGATAAGGATGGTGTAGAGCTTGATCCTCCCAAACTTTGCGTCCAGACGATTGTTCCGCAGTACACCGCCGAATCTGCGGCAGCCATGAATGTCGATGTAATACCTCTATATGCAACGGCTCCCGGCGTGATTGATGCCATTTCCAATTATTGGGAGGCGGGCGCTTGTTATCGTGCAAATGGGCGTCTTAACTTTTCTTCTCGCGTCGAGGAAGTCGTTGCCGAAGGAGGTTTCGGTGAGCCGCAGCGTTCAACCAGAACCATTAATGTGAGTGAGTTTATTATTACTGGTGGATCGGAAGCTCCTCTTGAAGATGAACTTGCTTTTAATCTTGAAGATATTAAGGCTGGTATGGCAGCGCGCAAGGCTCGTATTGAGGAAAGAAAGACAAGTAAAGAAGGTGCTAAGCAGACTCCTGCTAAGGAAACTTCTAAGGGAAAACTTGATCTTGGCTTCTAATTAAGGGGGTGACATAATGGCTATAGATATTTTAAATATTCAGCCTAGTGTTATCTCTCGTGACTTAAAAGGAAAATATGTTCTTATCTACGGACAACCTAAAGTTGGTAAGACATCTTTTGCCGCTAAATTCAAGAAAAATCTTATTCTTGCTTTTGAAATGGGTACCAATGCACTTGACGGTGTATTGGTACAACCCATTCAGAAATGGGCGGATTTAAAATTAGTTTTACGTCAGTTAGATAATGCTAAAGCACATGAGCTGTATGACACAATTACTATTGACACGGCAAGTATCGCCTATGATTTATGCGAACAGTTTATATGTCAACAGAATGGTGTACAAAAAATTAGTGATATTGCCTGGGGTCAGGGTTATAGTGCGGTAAAGAAAGAGTTTGAAAACACTTTACGAAAAATAACCATGCTTGGGTATGGACTAATTCTTATTGCTCACAGCGAAACTCGTAAAGAAACTATTGGAGATTCTGAAAAAGAATTTTATAGTCCAGCTCTTAATAAGAGATGCTATGAAATTTGTAATAGACTGGTTGATGTAATCGGTTATATAGCTTTGGAATGGGATGAAGATGGTAATGCACATCGTTATCTCTATACTCGACAAACTCCATACGTAATGGCTGGTAGTCGTTTTAAATATTTGGCACCAAAAATTGAGTTTGGTTATCAAAATCTGGTAGACGCTATCGCAGAAGCTCTTGAAAAGAGTGAAACTCTTGATGGAGCAAAAGTTGTTGACAAAGCGTTAACAGCAAATGTTGAAGAAAAAATTGATTTCAATACCGTCCGTGCGGAAGCTCAAGAATTATGGAAAAAGCTTATTGAAAAAGATGAGTCAAATGCAGATACGATTCTAAAGAAAATCGAGATTATTATGGGTCATCGAATGAAGCTGTCAGAATTTACAGAGGACCAGGCAGATTTAATGTATTTATGCGTCCTGGAAATGAGGGACATGGTATAAGCTTAACGGAAAGGCGAAGTTTTAAATACTTCGTCTTTTCTTAATTTGACTTTTTTAGAAAATTTTGATATAATTATTTTAGAAAAAAGTTAAAGAAAGGAGAGATTATGGCTCACGAGATTCAATGTCGTCTTTGTAAGGTTAGATTTGATACCGAAAAAGAGGACTTTGTTTTAGTTGGAAAGAAATCTTATTATCATAAGAAATGTTATGAAGATTGGCTACATGGACGAAATAATGTAAAAACTCGAGGAGACGAGGATTTTTGGTATGAAAGTGTTGTTGATTATCTTTATCGGGATGTACATATGTCTGTCAATTTTTCTAAATTAAAGAATCAATGGGAAAATTTTATTAAGCCAGAACGAAAGATGACTCCAAAAGGAATTTATTTTGCAGTGCGATATTACTATGATGTAATTCACGGGAATAAAGAGAAGGCACTTGGCGGCATAGGTATAGTTCCTAATGTTTATAAGGAATCTGCGCAGTATTGGACAGATTTAGAAATAAAGAAAACAGGAACCCTAGATGCTATTATTGAACAAATAAAAACGAGACAGAATCGTGATATAAAATTAATCACAAGAAAAGCTCCTGAAAAAAAGGATAAAGCAAGATTTAGCTTAGATGATGTTTAGAGGTGTTTAGATGATTGATAAATCTACTAATCTTCAAATTTTTGGATGTTTAATGAAACATCCTCAGTATTTAAGTGAATCTGATAAATATAATCTAACACCAGACGACTTCTACTCCAGATTTGAAACTTATATTTTTGTAGCAATAGATAGCTTATATAGAAACGGCGCAGAGCATATTCAGCCTATTGATGTAGAAAATTATTTAAGTACAAACGAGAATGCTAAATTAGTTTTTAAAGAAGAAAATGGTATCGAATATCTACAGGATGCAGATTTTTTATCAGATGAAAAAAATTTTTCTTATTATTATAAGAAATTAAAAAAGTTTAATCTTTTAACTTCCTTTCAAAAGAAAGGCTTTGATATAAGTGATTTTTATGTAGAGAATCCTATTAAAGATAAGGACTTTGAAGTAAATAATAAATTTGAAAAGCTTGAAATAGAAGATATTTTAACAGGTATTAAACAAAAACTTTTAGGAATTGAAAGAAGCTTCATTCAAAACGATACAACTGAAACAATAAATGTTTTTAACGGAATAGAAGATATATTAGATGAAGCAACCTTGCAAACAGATGTGGGTATGCCAATTCAAGGAGAAATTTTTAATGAAGTGCTTGCTGGTGCGCGCAGGGGAACATTTGTATTAAGGTCTGGCTCTAGTGGTGTTAGTAAAACTCGTCAGGCTGTTGGTGATGCCTGTTACCTAGCTTTTCCTTTTAGATATGAAGAAAATGAAGATAAATGGGTACAGGTTGGTAGTGGAGAAAAAGTTTTATTTATTGCAACTGAACAAAATACAAAAGAAATTCAGAAAATGATTTTAGCTTATTTAACCGGTTTTAATGAGACTAAATTTCGTTATGGCGGTTTCACAGAAAAAGAACAGGTTATTATAAAACAGGCTTTATCAGTTCTTGAGGCTTATCAAGATAACTTTTATATAGTTAGGATGCCAAATCCAACTATAGAATTAGTTAAAACAATAGTAAGAGAAAATGTCTTACTTCATGATATAGGGTATGTGTTCTATGACTATATTTTTATTTGTCCAAGTTTACTAAATGAATTTAAAGGGTTTAATTTAAGAAACGACGAAGTTTTGTTAATGTTTTCTACTGCTCTGAAGGACTTAGCTGTAGAATTAAATGTTTTTGTGATGAGTTCTACTCAAGTAAATGCAAATGCAGATAATTCTTCTAATATAAGAAATGAAGGCTCGATTGCGGGATCTCGTTCAATAATAAATAAAGCAGATGTTGGTGCGATAATGGCGCGGCCAACAAAAGAAGAAATGGAAATGTTAGAGAACGATGGTGGTATCTCATTTTATCCTAATATAGTAACAGATATTTATAAAGTTCGTAGTGGAGAATGGAACCAAGTTAGAATTTGGAGTGATGTAAACTTAGGAAATTTGAGAAAAAAAGATTTGTTTGTTACTAATTCAAGAATGGAAGTTTTGAATGTTGGTACAAGTTATAACTACCAAACTGATTGGGATGATGAGCGATTAATGGATTATAGAGAACAGCTTAAAAAGTTAAACGAAGGAAGATAAAATGATAAATTATCAAGAAATAATAGAAAATCTTGAATTAGACGGAGTAAAAAATCTTCTTAACTCACTCGATATTCCATACAAAGATACAGAAAATGCCCTTATAATGCCAACTGTTTGTCATAACGCTGAAGCCGAGAGCGCATCTTGGAAACTTTATTACTATAAAAACACTCACTGTTTTTATTGCTTCACAGAGGATGGAGCGATGTCTATTTTTAAATTTCTTCAACATTTTTATGAGGCAAGAGGCGTTATTTACGACTGGTATCAAGATATATATAAGGTAGTAATAGACTGTTCTTCTTCAAGAAAAATAAATCAGAAAAAACACTATACCTCAGTAAAAGAAGATTATTTACAAAAAAAAGATAGAAAAGAATTAGTTTCCTATCCAAGTGGAGTCTTGGAGGTTTTCGTTCATTATTATCCTATTGAGTGGCTGAATGATAATATTTCTAAAGAAAGTATGGATAAATATGGTATTCTATATTCTATAACCCAAAATAAGATTATAATTCCTCATTTTGATATAAATAATAGATTGGTTGGAATAAGAGGGCGCGCTTTAAACGAATGGGATATAGAAAATTTTGGTAAATATATGCCAGTTCAAATCGAAGGCAAATGGTATAGTCATCCTTTAAGTTTAAATTTGTATGGATTGAATAAGAATAAAGAAAATATAAAAAAATATAGGCGTGTTTATGTATTTGAAGCAGAAAAATCAGTACTTCAGTTAGAAGATTTTAGCGCACCTAATTGTTCCGTCGCGGTCTGCGGTAGTAATTTTAATAAAATCCAAATGGATTTACTTATGAGATACTGCGCACCTTATGAAGTTATTCTGTGTTTTGATAGAGAAGAATTAGAAGGTGAAGATAAATATTTTTTGAAACTATGGAATATATGTAAGAAATATAATAAATATTGTAATATGAGTTTTGTCTATGATAGAAGAGGACTTTCAAAAATGAAAGATTCTCCTAGTGATAATGGTGAAGAAATTTTTAAAAAATTAATTCAAGAAAGGGTAATGGTAAAATGAAATTTTTTCTTATTGTATCAGAAAATTTTGATTATGATGAATATGATGGTGTGGTGGTCGCTGCGGAATCTAAAGAGGAAGCTTTGGATATGTTAGACTATTATAAAAATGGCCAAGGAGAAATTGAATTAGAAGATGTTACAGAAAAGGGAATAGATTTACCTTCCTTTATGCTGATTACTAAAATATCTGGAGTGGAGTAGTTAAAAAGAATGAAAACAAAATTAGTAAATGAAAACTTTAAGTCGGAATGGGTAAAAAATCTTCTGATTTCTCGAGGTGTTGATGGCGCGCGCCTTGAAGAATTTTTTAATCCAAGTTGGGCAAACATTTTAGACCCTTCTTTGCTTGATAATATTGATGAAGCTGCAAGAGCGATTATTGATGCGGTTAATTCAAATTGTCACATAGGTCTCGTAATTGATAGTGATGTGGATGGTATTACTAGTGCGACAATTATTTATCAGTATCTTCACGAAGTTAATCCTGATGTAAATATTACCTATTTTTTTCATTCAAGTAAACAACATGGGCTTGAGGACTGTTGGGAAAAGTTTATCGAAGCTGGAGTTTCTTTGGTAATTGAACCTGATGCCGGTATAAATGATAAAATTTACCATGATAAATTAGGAGAATGTAAAATAAAGACCGTCGTTTTGGATCATCACGAATATGAGAATGGTGGTTTTTCACAGTATGCTATTTATGTAGATAATCAGACTTCTTCAAATTACTTAAACAAATCTCTGGCTGGTTGCGGAGTGACGTGGCAAGCTTGCCGAAGAATGGATGAAATCTTAGGAACTGATTACTCAAAAAAATATATAGATTTAGTCGCCCTCGGTTGTGCATCAGATGTAATGAGTCCACTGACTCTTGAAAATCGAGCTGTCTTTGATATAGGTTTTGATAATGTTCAGAATCCAACCTTTAGAGCTTTCTGTGACAAGCAAGCTTATTCGATGCAGAATATTATTAACTACACTACAGTAGCTTTTTATGTTGCGCCTCTTATTAATGCCTGTATGAGAACTGGTAATTCTGAAGAAAAGCTTCTTATGTATAAAATGTTTCTTCATCCTGATCGTATGGTCGAGTCTCATAAACGAGGCGCGAAAGGAGAAAGCGTTTCTATTCTTGAAGAAGGTCTTAGGGTTCTTACGAATGTAAAAGCGCGCCAGCAGCGTTTAATAGACAACTATATAGGTCAATTTCGAGGAAGAATTTTAGAAAATGGCTTGTCAGATAATAATATTATTGTAATTCCATTAACTGATGAAGATGATTTTACTAGTGAACTAAATGGATTACTAGCTATGAAACTTTCCGGAGAGTTTCATAAACCATGCTTGTTTTTGCGGGCAAGCAGTGATGGACTTTCCAAGGGAAGCGCGCGAAATCCTAATGGTAGTCCTATTTCAGACTTAAAAGAGTTCTATAGCGATTGTCCTTATGTTGAGTGGGCTTTTGGTCATGCTAGCGCGCACGGAGTAGCCGTTCAGACAAAACATCTTAATGACTTTGTAGATTGGTTTAATAAAAAAAGTTCTTGTTACACTTTTAATGAAAATAGTTATGAAGTGAATTTTGAATTAAAAGCAACAGACGAATACTTAAAAGATTTATGTTTAGAAATAGGACAATATGATCGTTTATGGGGTGGCAATAATCCAACTCCAGTCATTAGCGTTCGACAAATTCATTTAAACACTAACGAGATTAAAATTCAAGGGAAGAATAAGGATAGTATTAAATTTGATGTAAATGGTGTTGCCTGTGTAATGTTTAGATGCAAGGAAATCATTGAAAAACTTAGTGCTTATAATCGCGTAACTTTAAATTTTGTGGGAAAGGCAAAATTAAATGAGTGGATGGGAAAAACATCGGCTCAGTTAATTATAGAAGAAATAGAAATTTTAGAAGATAATCCTTTAGAGTTTTGATTTTTAAAGAAAAATATATTATAATATTATTATAAAATAAAAAAAGAGGTCAAAACTAATGAAAAAAATACTTGAAAATAATGCTAAAACAAGAGCCTATTTAGATTCTTTACCAAAAATTTATATAACTGGGCGCTGGGCGCACTGGGGTATATTAGATTTTCCTTTTAGCGGAAAGTTTGAAGTAGTTCATAATAATTTAACAGGGAAAGATGAATACCATCCTCTAGTCTGGAATTATTATGACTATAATGGCCTTGCAGATCAATATCAGTTAGTAGATATTTTTCATACAACAACCGGAGTTATTTATGATTGGAGCTTTTTTAAACGATCGGCCGAACTTCTTGCAGAAACTCTTGAATATAAAGATAATAATACCTACACTTCTATTTAATTTGATTTTTATAGAAAAATGTGTTATAATATTATTATAAAGTGGAAAGGAGTTGAAAGATGGATTACTATGGTTCTCTTCATAATCATACACATTATTCAAACCTTCGTCTGAGGGATTGTATAATTAAAGAAAACGAACTGATAGATTACGCAATAGAACTAGGCCATAAGGTCGTAGCATTTACAGACCATGAATCGTTGGCTAATGCAGTAAAAGTTGAAAAATATTATAATAAAATCAAGAAAGATAATCCAGACTTTAAAGTAATCCGTGGTAATGAGATTTATCTTGTTAGAAATGGATTAAACGCAGACAACTTCGTAAGAGAAATTGATAGATATTACCATTTCATTTTATTAGCAAAAGATTTGGTAGGGTTTTATCAGCTATGTGAAATTTCCTCTCGAGCTTGGAAGAGATCTTATATGACACGAGGTATGCGTAGAGTTCCTACTTATTATCAAGATATAATTGATGTAATAGGAAACAATCCAGGTCATGTAATTGGTAGTACCGCCTGCTTAGGTGGCGCGCTCGCCACACAAATTTTGCGCGCGACTGAAAGAATGGATGAATCTCTTTGGGGAAAGATTGACTTATGGATTTCTCAGATGGATGAAGTATTTGGTCATGGAAATTTCTTTTTTGAGATGCAGCCGTCACATACGAAAGAGCAGATTATTGTAAATAAAAAAATTATTGAATATAGTAAAAAATTTAATATACCTTATATTATAACTACGGATTCTCATTATCTTAAAAAAGAAGATAGAATTATTCATAAAGCCTATCTTAATGCACAAAATGGCGAGAGAGAGGTAGATGATTTTTATGCAACAACCTACATGATGGGAACCGAAGAACTTGAATCTTATTTCTCTTATTTAACAAGAGAGCAGCTTGATGAAGCATATTTAACAATAAAAAAAATTGCTGATAGTTGTGAAGATTATTCGATCTTAAAGCCGCTAAAAATTCCTAACTTAAAATGGAAAGATTTTAATTGTGAAATAAGTGATAAAGAAAGAGAGAAACTTTTTGAAAAGATTCCTTATTTAAACACTTTTGCAAAATCTGAATATGTAAGCGACCAGGTATTGGTAGACGCCATTATAAAAGGTATCTACACTCATACAGATCTTCAAAATCAAGAAGCATATGATGAAATAAATGCTTGTCTTGAAGATACTTGGGTATCCTCAAACGTAAATAATGCTCGATGGAGTGCTTATTATTTAAATCTTCAGAATATTATTGATATTTGTTGGGAAGCGGGCAGTTTAGTTGGCCCAGGAAGAGGTTCGGGTGTTGGCTTTATCTTACTTTATTGCTTAGATATAACCCAAATAAATCCATTAAGAGAAACAACCAAGTGTTATAGATGGAGATTCTTAAATCCAAATCGTGTTTCTGTTTTGGATGTTGATTTTGATATAGAGGGCGGCCGCAGAGCACAAGTTCTGAATGCTTTTCGTAAATATTATGGAGAGGATAGAGTTGCTAATGTAGCAACTTTTAGAACAGAAAAGTCTAAGTCGGCAATCCTTACCGCCGCAAGAGGTCTGGGTATTGATGTGGATATTGCTCAATATATAGCAAGCTTAATCCCAGCAGATAGAGGACAGTTAAGATCTCTTAAACAATGTATGGAAGGAGATCAAGAAAATGATTGGAAACCAATTAAACAGTTTGTAACAGAAATGACACAAAATTATCCTGAATTATGGACGGTAGCTCAAAGAATTGAGGGATTAATTTGTGGATACGGTATTCATGCAGGCGGAGTTATTTTTGTTGACGAGCCGTTTACTAACTCTACTGGTTTGATGCGGGCGCCTGATGGAACAATCTGTACTCAGTTTGAGCTTCATGATTGTGAGGATGTAAGTCTTATTAAATATGACGCATTATCCGTAGAAGCGATGGATAAAATTCATAATTGTATTGATTTGTTATGTGAATATGGATATGCGAAAAAGAAAAATACTTTAAAGGAAACATACGAAAGTTTAATTGGTATTTATAATCTTGAAAGAGAAGATGAAAAAATGTGGAAGATGGTATTGAACCATGAAATAAATTCTCTCTTTCAGATGGAAAAACAGTCTGGTATAAATGGTATTGCAGCCTTAAAACCGACCTCGGTAGACGACTTAGCCACATTAAATTCTGTTATTCGTCTTATGGCACAAGAAAAAGGTGGTGAAATGCCAACTGAAAAACTTGCACGATTTAAAGCTAATCCTTCTTTATGGGACAAAGAAATGGAAGAATGGGGACTTTCTTTAGAAGAACGGAAGCTTCTTCATTCTGTTCTTGATACTTCTTATGGTATTTGTGAGTCACAAGAAGGTTTTATGACATTAGTGCAGATACCAGAATGTGGTGGATTTGATCTGACTTGGGCAGATCGCCTTCGTAAATCTATTGCAAAAAAGAACCCGAAGGAGTTTGACCAGCTTACGATTGAATATTTTAATAACTGTGAAGAAAAGAATCTTAGTCGCAATCTTTGTAATTATGTGTGGAAAGTATTGGTTGCATATAGCAGGGGGTACGGATTTAATAAGAGTCATACTCTTGCCTATAGTTTGATAGCTCTTCAAGAAATGAATTTAGCTTTTAAATATCCAATAATCTTTTGGAATACGGCTTGTTTAATTAGTGATGCTGGCGGCAACGGTAATGAGGACATAGAAGAAAGCGAAGAGTATAAGGAAGAGACTTGTTTTGATGAGTTTGTAGATTTTGGAGAAGAAAAAGAAGATGATGAAGAAAGTGATGAAGATGATGAAGATTCTGTAAAGGATAAAGTAAAAAAGAAAAAAGTAAAATCTACCAACTATGGAAAAATAGCCAGTGCAATAGGCAAAATAAAATCTTCCGGAATAAAGGTAGTGTCACCTGATATTAATGAATCCACATTCACCTTTTCTCCAGATGTAGAAAATAATCAAATTAGATATGGAATGTCTGGAATCACTAAAGTAGGCGAAGAATTGGTTAATAGTATTATTGCTGGGCGCCCTTATAAAGATATTGATGATTTTTTAAGTCGCATCAAAGTTAATAAACCTCAAATGATAAATCTTATTAAGTCTGGCGCGTTCGATCGTTTTGGAGAACGAATTGACATAATGCACCAGTATATAAATAAGATAAGTGACACAAAAAAGAGAATCACTTTACAAAACATGAAAATGTTAATTGATTTTGGTCTTATTCCGGATGAGTATGATCTTCAACGTAGAGTGTTTAATTTTAATAAATATATAAAGAAAAGCAAGAAAGATGAGTTCTATTTAGTTGACGAAATAGCTTTCAATTTTTTAGAGAAAAATTTTGATATAGACGTTTTGGTTCCAAGTGAAGAAGCAGAAAGTGGTTTTAAAATTAAACAAACAGTATGGGATAATATTTATCAAAGACAAATGGATATTATAAGACCCTACGTTAAAAAGAATAATGCAGAATTACTTGAAAAAGTAAATAATAAATTAACAGAAGATGTATGGAATAAATATTGTAGCGGTTCTATTAGTAAGTGGGAAATGGATTCAATTTCTTGTTACATCCATAAACATGAATTAAGTGAAGTCAACTATGAAGAATACGGATGGAAACATTTTAATGATTTACCCACGACGCCTGAAATAGAAAAATACATTCCAATAAAAGGAAAAATGATTCCAATTTTTAAGTTAAATAGAATTGCCGGAACAGTGCTTGATAGAGATAAATCAAAAAAGACAGTGACTTTATTAACAGAAGATGGAGTTGTAGTTGTAAAAATTTATGGAGTTTTTCAAAATTATGACAAACAAATTTCTGAAAAGGGTGCAGATGGAAAGAAGCACGTTTTAAGAAAAAGCGAGTTTTCTCGTGGAAATAAAATTGTAGTGATAGGAATACGAGATGATGAGGGATTCCGCGCGAAGAAATATAAAAACACCCCATTTCATATCATAGAAACTATAGGTTCTATTGAAAATGGAAAAGTATTTATTGACAATAGGAATGATGAGTAATGGGTACGATAGCTGTACATGATGCTGACTTTTTTAAATATGAAAATGTTATTCCAAACTTAGAATGTGCTAAACTGGTAACTTATTATAGAAATAATAATGAGATCGCGCTTCTGACGCCGCACTTGGCGCCAGAGCGCTATACCAAATTTATTGTAAGAAAAGAATATAATGACGATGATTTTCCAAAAGAATTGTTTGCTCCTAACTGTGAATATGGCGGGCGAGCGTTTAATCCAAGTAAATATATACCGCTATCGCCCAAGATAGAAAAAACAATTCCAGATATGCACATTTATGATAAATATATCTCCTATTTTGGAAAAAAGAAAACTCATATAACGCAAATAAAAAGAATTTTAAATTGCGCGCACATAAGACTTGCGCCGGATTCAAAAAATTTATTGCCTTTTGAAGCTTTTAAACCATATTTTGATTTAAAGCCAACCGGAATATTTTTACACGATTATGATTTAGCTTCTTTAAAACCTTATGATTTAATAAAACAGTTACAAGATCAAAGGAAGTTCATTACAAAATTTGGAATTAATCCTTATCCTGTTGGTAATAAGTACCCTATAATAATAAACAATCCCGAAGAACTTGAGAAATGGATGCAAATAGTAACTATCCCTAATGCTTTTTTTCTTGAGTACAGAGGATTTATGCCTGACGCACTTTTGTATAAACTATGCCTTGATAATAAACGCATGGCGCGTCAAATATATTATAATGTCTCTAGTGGATGCTCCTCAGAGAACGATTTTTTTATAAATGTATTACCAAAAATTTTTATTCAGGCTTTATTTTTACGAAAGGCTGGAGTAAAAATTTTACTTACATACGATGAAGATTTTTTAAAGACCCATGAATTAAAAAAATTTATAGAGTTAATAAATTGCTGGATAAGTTTTCAGTGGAAAGAAGGCTTTGCGCCGCTCAGACAGACTCTATATGTTTTTTGTAGAGATAATAAAAAACTTCATTATACAAACTGGGCATTTCAAAATGTTACTGTAAGTGTTGATGAATGTAGAGATATATTTCAATATACAAGAGAAAAAAATTACGATTTTTTTAAACTATTTTATGAATGTGACTCAGTAATTCTTAAAAAGGGGGTGTTTGTGAGTGAGTGGTGAAGAGATTAGAAAAAATATTATTTCTCTTAATGAATCTATAATGGATGCAGTTAATCCCGCTGTTTTTGTATTAAATTCAAAAGTGCAGGAAGCACAAAAAGAGATTTTAAGACTTAGGGGTCTTTGTAATCACGAATATGATGATTTAGGGTATTGTATTTATTGTGATAAAAGGAAGGATTGAAAATGAAAGTGATTTTATATACAACACACTGTCCAAGATGTAATGTATTGGCGGCTAAATTACAAGAAAAAGAGATTGAATATCAGGAAGTTACTGATGTAAAGAAAATGTTAGAAATGGGAATTACTACCGCGCCGAAGCTAGAAGTAGAAGGTAATCCATTAATGGATTTTAAAGAAGCTGTTGAGTGGGTTAGAAAATTTGGAGGAAGATAATGAATATTAATATCAAAACAAAGAAGAATTTTCAGACTCAGTTCAATAAAATGGTTGAACAATATGGAGAAGAATTTCTTCGCTTACAAGGTCTCAATGATGAAAAATTAAGTTTAACAGAGTTCATTGATAATTTTATAGACTCTGATAATGTTGCTAATACTTCCGTAGATTCTAATGCAAATATTGCTCAGAAAGACATAGTTACTCTTACATCTGAAATGTCTAAGCCTCACCAAAAACTTTTAGCTTTTAATAAGTTATATTATGAATTAAATAAAAAATATGGCTTTAAGATTGCTAACCAGGCCATGGAGGCTCTTTGGTCATATGCAATTTATATGCATGATTTTAATACAGCAACTTTTACCAGCTATTGTTTTGCGTATGATATTAAAGATATAGTAGAAAAAGGCCTATTCTTTATTGATAATTATAATGCCAAGCCCGCGCGGCATTTAGATAGTTTTATCCAAATTCTAATGGAATCTATTGCTTTTCTTAGCCGGAGACAGTCTGGTGCAGTTGGTTTACCAAACTTAATTCCATATCTTTATTATTATTGGAGTCGTGATGTAGCTTCTGGATACTACACAAAAGACCCAGAAACTTACAAGCATCAACAGCTTCAGTCTTTAATTTATAGATTAAACCAGCCTTGGGTACGTTCAGACCAAGCTGCATTTACTAACGTCAGTGTTTTTGACCACCCTTATTTTGAAGCTATATTTGGCGGCGCGCAGTTTCCTGATGGGAAATTCATGATAGATGAAGAAGAGGAAATTATCCAATTTCAGAAAGATTTTGTGGATGTAATAAATGAAATTAGAGAAGAGAACATCTTCACGTTCCCGGTAATGACAGCTTCTCTTCTTTATCAGGGACATTTTGTTGATGAAGAATTTGCTAGGTGGGCTTGCGAAGCTTCGAGAAAATGGAATCTATTCAATTTCTTCACGGACAGTACGGTCAATAGTTTGTCTAATTGTTGCCGACTAAAATCTGACGTTACTGACCTTTACTTTAATAGTATTGGAGGTACAGCATTAAAAGTAGGTTCCGTAAAAGTATCAACACTTAATATTGCAAGAGTCGCATATCAGAGTAGTGATGAAACGGACTTCTTGATTAAATTAAGAAACTTAACAAATCTTAACCTAAAAATTCTTGATGTACAAAGAAATATTATTAAGAGAAATGCAGAAAAAGGTCTCCTTCCTAACTTTTCGTCTGGCTTAATTGACTTTGAACATCTTTATTCCACCATAGGTATTAATGGTATTTACGAAACAATGAAAACCTTTGGTTATGTTGAGGTTGATGAGTTTGGAAACAGCTTTTATAAAGAAGAAGCCTTTAGTTTAGGAAAACGATTATTTAAAGTAATTAAAACCTGTATTGATGACTTCGTTCTTGATAAGGATTATAAATTAAATATTGAACAAGCTCCCGCTGAGCAGGCGGCAGTTAAAATGCAAGCCGCAGATAAATATTTATATCCTAAAGAAGTTGTTGAAGATTTGCCTCTTTATGGAAATCAATGGATTCCTCTTGGTATCAAAGCTACAATAGCAGAGCGTACAAGAATTTGTGCAGCTTTTGATTCTTATTGTAACGGTGGTTCCATCGAACACATAAATGTTGATGCTCCTTTTGAAAACTTTGAACAAGCTTGGCATATGCTTAATTGGGTGGCTGAACAAGGAGTAACTTATTTTGCTTTTAATGGAAAAATTTCTCAGTGTAAAAATAAGCACAGTTTCTATGGAGAAATTTGCCCAAAGTGCGGAGAACCAAAAGATTTGGAATATACTAGAATTGTAGGTTTTTATGTTCCAACTATTACTTGGTCAGAGCAAAGAAAGCAAGAAGGGCTATTGCGAGAATGGATGCCCGTTAATGAAAAAGGAGAGCTTGCTTGATGAACATAATTGATAAACCAGTTAAAACAAAAATTTTAATGCCTGAGGTGCCGGCAAAGAGAGTTCGGCACCTCGTAGAGGTAATAAAAAATATGGATGACAATGATCCAGTTACCTTACAATTTTTATTAGTTGCGCTTTTCCCTAATGTTTGGAATAATATAAAACAATACGCTACAGACTGCTATACAAACGGATATATTCAAGGACTTGAGGATGCAAAAAATGAGAATTAAGAATCTGATAGATGAAGATTTTATTAACTATAAGCTCCCATCTATGTATATAGCTTTTCCAAGTTGCTCCTTCAAATGCGACAGAGAAAACGGTTGTGCTTTATGTCAAAACTCTCATTTAACAAAAGAAAAAGACATAGTTATAGAGAAAGAAGAGTTAGTGGAAAGATACTTGAAAAACCCCATAACAAGCGCAATCGTATTGGCCGGACTAGAACCTTTTGATAGTGAATTTGATTTACTACCTTTTATTGATTGTCTTCGACGAAAATATGATTGCAAAGATACTGTGGTAATTTATACTGGTTATACAGAAGAAGAATTAAAAAAAGGTGAGTTTGGCACTGGAGAAAATAGTGAATTAAAATCTAAATATTGGGAAGAGCTAATTGGCTACGGAAATATAATCGTAAAATTTGGACGTTTTAGACCTAATAATAAGAAACATTTTGATAATGTATTAGGAGTTTATTTGTGTAGTGACAATCAATATGCTAAGGAGTATATTAATGAAAGTTTGTGAAAGCGCGGATAAGGAACTTGTAAAAGAAGTAAGAAAACAGTTAAAAGAAAATAACGGATATTGCCCTTGCGCGCTTATAAAAGATGAAAATACAAAATGTATGTGTGCAGATTTTAGAGAAAAAATTAAAAATCAAATCCCTGGGGAATGTATATGCGGTTTATTTGAGGTGATAGTATGAGTGTTGTTAAAATAGATGATTGCGGGCCAGTTAGTAACTGTATGGTATATGGATTAACTGAAAGTATTAAAAGAGCTAAATATCCTATGGCAGAAGATGTAAAAAAAGTGAATGATTCGCTAACTAATGGAATACGTTCTCTTGGAAAAAGTGTTCGTGGAGAAGGACATGACCAGTGGTTAACTGGTATTATTGTTCAATTTGATCTAACCTTTTCCAATAAAGCTTGGGTAGAAATGGAAAGATACCATTTTATAGATTTCGTAAGCTCTCAAAGCACTATGCATAAGATTACTTCTTTTGATTTAGATTATGCTTATAATAGTTATGTAGATAGAAGAATAGTAGAAATTATAAAAGAAAAAGTTGAAGAATATAACAATATACCGGACAATTCACCTGAAAAACGAAAAGATAAATATTTAGAAATTTTGTATAGTAACCCCGCTGGTTTTAGACTAACCGCTGGTATAACAACCAATTATCGTCAGTTAAAAACAATTTACAAACAAAGAAAAAACCATCGCTTACCAGAGTGGCGAGCCTTTTGTAGGTGGATAGAAACTTTACCATATAGCGAATTTTTAACGGTTTAAAATTTGATTTTTTGTCCATTATTTGGTATAATAATTATATAAGGAATTAAAAGGAGATAAAAGAATGATTTTTGAAGAAACAGTCAAAATTAGTGCCAATGACGAATCTAAAGCTAAGAATATAATCGAAGAATACCGTGAAAGAGCCAAGTCTGATGGATCTATTATTAAAAAGGCTGGCTATGAATATAAAACCAAGAAATCAAAAGGTGAAATTATCGCAGAGGTTTGGGTCGTAACAATTACTCAGGTATTCGGCGATGTTTGGGAGGGTCTAATTTAATGGAAGAAAAAATCAGTACAGAAAAGATAAATGAGCTAGTAGAATCTCTTGAATCAGTTGTTAATCAAGACGATAGTGTTAAGGCTCTAGTTGAGCTACTCGCTATGCCAGATGAAGAGTTTGAACTACTCGCGCCAGGTGTTTTACAATCTTACCAGCAGCAACTCAATAATCCAAATGATAGAATCCTTCTTGCTCAATCACTCAATGCTACTGGACAGAAAAGTGAAGATCTTATTGAAGTATTTAATGAGTTATCTAAGGCTATTGATTTAACTGATTTTACTAAAGTGAAGAGAGATTTCTTAAAGGAATTTTTTGGTTCTCTTGTTAACACTATTAATGAAACAGAGGGCATAGCAAAGCGTTACGTAACAGTACCGGTTCAGCTTTGTCATCCAGATGCAAAAATTCCTCAGTATGCTCATATCTCCGACAGCGGAATGGATGTGTATGCAATAGAAGATATTACTATCCATCCTGGAGAAACTGTCTTAGTAAAAACTGGCATTAAAGTAGCTCTTCCTCCTGGATATGAACTTCAAGTTAGACCAAAAAGTGGACTTTCTTTAAAAACAAAAATGAGGGTAGCTAACACACCTGGCACAATAGACCAGGAGTATCGAGATGAAATCGGGGTTATCATTGATAATATAGACCCTCCTATTAAATCAATCGAAACAGAAGAAGTGTTTAAAGAAGATGGGACTATTGATTATCTTAAAGTAAAATCTATTGTTTATGGGTCTGATTATTATATAGAAAAAGGACAAAAAATTTGTCAACTTGTACTTTCAGAAGTACCTAAAGCGGCAGTATATACAGTATTAGATGTTAAAAATTTTGAGGGTGATAGAAATGGCGGCTTTGGAAGTACCGGAGCTTTCTAAAATAGATTTATCTATAATAGTTCCTTGTCATAACCTAGAAAACTACATAACTCCACTTTTGGTAAGTCTTGAATTACAAGTTTTATCCAATTATAAAGTAGAAATTATTTTTGTTTGTGATGCCTGTGAAGATGAAACAGCCGGAAAAATTAGAAGTTTTCATTTTTATAACTATGAAAGAGTCGAAATCTTAGAGTGTGAAGTATTCTCCGCTGGACTCGCGCGCAACGTAGGTAAAAGAGAAGCCAAAGGAGAATACACATGGTTTGTTGATGGTGATGACTGGCTTTTATACCCATTTGCAATAGAATGTATCATGGAGAGGCTAATTGAAGAAGGTCGACCAAATGTACTAAAAATTGCGTATGATTGCCCTGAGTATTTCTATGCAAAGGGAAGCCCCACTATGGTGTGGCAATATATATACAAAACAGATTTTATTAAATATACCTCTTTCACAGGAATTAGTCCTCATGAGGACTCTGCATTTAACCAGAGAGTGGGAGAGCTTAATGGTGGTTTAGAGAAATTACCTTTCATTGGTAAACCATTATATTATTATAATTTTTTAAGAAAAGGGTCTACAATGCAACAATTCTTTACAAAAGGAAGAATTGACCCTTAAGGAAGGAGTGAATGGCGCGAATAACTTTAGAGAGTATCGCGCAGGAACTCGCAAAAGAAAACTGGAAAATTTTGTCAACAGAATATACCAATCTTTCTACAGAAATGTGCTTTGAATGTAATGAGGGTCATAAGGTCTATACATCATGGGACAAATTGCGTAGAAAGCGCGAGTGTCCTGTGTGTAAACAAAATGAATTAAAAGAAAATAAACCGGTTATATTAAAAAAGAAAAAAGATAAAAATAGAATCCTTGCACTTGACCAAGCAACGCATAATACCGGTTGGTCTGTGTTTGATGGAGAAGAACTTATAAAATACGGAGTCTTTAGAGCAGAAGAAGGTTTTGAAAATGAGGCTGAAAGACTTCATGATATAAGAATGTGGCTATTTTCCATGATAGAAAATTGGAAGCCTGATATAGTAGCAATAGAAGGAATACAATATCAACCTACCATGGGAGTAACGACTTTTCAAACACTCGCTCGATTACAGGGCGTTCTGATAGAATTGTGCTTTGATATGAAGGTTACTTGCAAAGTTTGTCACAGTAGTACCTGGCGCGCCCACTGTGGAGTTAAGGGAAAACAAAGAAATGATAAAAAACGGTCGATGCAATTACTGGTAAAAAAATGGTTTGATATAAGCGTCACTGATGATGAATCTGATGCAATAGGTATCGGAAAGTATGCAGCAGACGCCTTCAAAAAACAAACAGAAATTGTTAATTGGGAATAAAAAGAACCGCTCAGAATTAACTGAGCGGTTCTATTTTTTATAAAGTCTTTAAGTCTAAAACGTGACTAACTCCTGAAGCGATATAAGTAATTGTTCCATTTGGTATATCTATTACCCAATTTACATCATTATGAGTATTTGGATCTTTCCCTCTAAGATAGATTTTTGTTACGGTATCCGCCTTATTGGAGTTTATATCTACGATTGCATCACTAGCAGGCTCTTCTGTATTTATTCCTATAGAATTTTTTCTATAAGAAATCGTTGGTTCTAAAGCAAAAACATTTAAGAAGTTTGTTGTAAATGTTTTTCTTCTAGTTGCCATAGCAGAGCTTTCAGTGACTAATTTTATAGTAAGACTTTTATCGCTCCAGTCTGTAATGTCACAATTAATTGGAGTGTCTAAAGTAGGTGTTTGTGAGGAAAGCGTTATATATGGTGTAATTTGATTACCATCAGAGTCACAAATACAATATTTAATGGTCGTTGTACTATTGTCTGATATTCCGTAGTCAGTTACAGTACAATTATAATCAAGAGTCCAATTAGTTGGGTCTGATATTTCACAAGAATTTAATTTATAATTAGGTTTAGTATGTCGAATAGCTGGGTAAGTTTGTGGAACAACTTCAGCGATACCACCATTCTTAACTGTAAAAGTACAGGTATAAGAATCTTGAGTAAGTTCTTTACAATAAAAACTTAAAGGAATATTAGTTCTTCGTCCTGATAAAATGTCCCATGATGGATTATATCCTTCAGGAAAGTCTGGATAGGATGTTGTACTTACTGAAACATTTAAGGGATAAAAAGGTAAATCCGAAAAATAACCAAAACTCAGATTATCTTCAGACCAAAAATCTATAGTAACTTTATTCTCATAAAAGATATTTCCAGCCCCTTCCCCTTCCTGTAAATAATGAGAAGAGGGATCAAAAGTTGTCCAAGGCCCTCTTAGAGATCTACTAAAATTAAATTCATGACTTATTATATTGGGAGCCTTATCAAAATTTACCTTAAAATCAACCCTTCCATTCTTATTGTTTTTATTACTGTTGTAATATAAATTATCAAAAACACTATTAAATCTAATAAAACTTCTTACAGTGTACTGTCCAGCAAAAGGATTAAACCATTTTCTTATATGAGCATAATCACTCACAGTTGTAACACCTTGTTCTGTACGAGTGTTCCAAACAAAAATATTTTTCTTTTTAGCACTTAATGTAAGTCCATTAACTCCATCTATACCACCTACCATAGCCTCTACAACAAAGCCAGGCACTCCCGTTGCATCCGGCCCCGAACCTGTTCTGTAAAAGCAAAAACTTACAGATTTTAATGAAAAGTCTTGCTTAAATTGCGCCCAGCCTGTAGATATATAATCGTCTATAATACCGCCTTTAAGATTTAGATTTATAACTTGATCGTCTGAGTAGGTATCAAAAGCGTTTAGAGTATTATCTGTAAGGCCAGACAATGTTAAAGTCGTTCCAGTTAGGTCTGGTTCGCCAACCTCAGTAAAAATAGCAGATGGAGAAATCTTTGTAAAATTAGAACCTATATGACTTATCTGAACTTCAACGGTCGCGCCAGGAGGTACTGAATCACTTAGTTGAATATCTGTATAACATAGAAGCTGTTCTGTTTCTTCTATTGTATGAGTAAAGGTATTATCAATAACATAAAATGTGCTATCTTTTATGTATCCAACTCTTATTTCAACACTATCATTTGCGGAATCGTCTACATATTGAACAATTCTAATCTTATCTTTTATGTACCCAGCGGTACTTCCCGGAACATTAGAATTATCAAATTGATTATAAGTAGCTACATTGTCTGATGCAGGAGGTAGCTCTTCAAAATAACCTGATGTAGAAGGAAAATATTTAGTATCTTTAGTTCCACCACTATTAGGAAGAAACTCGCATTTTATCCTCCACCGGATTCCTGTATTTTTTAATTTTCCACCATATAAATTAACATAAGCCTGCTCTACATCTATCTTTGGTAACTCAATTCTTTCAGTAGTATCAATAGATGTAAGCCCTAATTTAATCGCCTTATTTGGGTGAATATGGCGTGGTTCAAGAGGATCGTCCAAGGTCTCTTCCATCTCTATAGACAACTCTATCGTTCCTGGTTCATCTACCTGTATTCTCGGAGTCATTCCAGAAGCAAATTGCATTCTTGGCGCGGGACCTGAATATAGTCCCCACGCAATAAAAGCGTCAACTTGTGCAGCATCAAAACTTATAATTCCCATTTATCTACCCTCCTTTGTCTCCTACATTATATATAAATTACATCCATTTGTAACAGGTTTATATTGCATCTTATTCTTAATACTTAAACTTCCTTCTACATTAACTTTATCATTATTAATAGATATTTCGCTATCCGTCATAGAAATATTAGTATCTTCATCTTTATAAAGTTTTATTTCTTCATTATTTAATTCTAGTTTTGCACCACCAGAACTATCTATTTTATCTTCATATATATGTAAAGAATCATCACCAGTTGTATATAAATTTCCTAATTCTGCGGCGGAGCCTACGAAACTGGCTGCACCGTTATTAATTGAGATAAAACTTTCTCCATTGGCGGTAAATCCTGTCTGTCCAATAATAAATACTGGTGTCTGAGTCTGATCCTCATCATAATCAACATCATAGAAAGCAATTCCATTAGTAGTGTTAAAGAAACTTAACCCAGGCGCGCCATTTTCGCCAATTCCGTGAATCCTTGAAGCTTCAATGTCTGCACTTCGCACTGTACCTTCAAAAATTCCTTTATTAGCATACAGTGAACCATTTTTAGTAACTTGAAAAGCAGCATTTCTAATTCCTTCTTCGGTTGTTGAATTAGCGCCACCCCATATAATAATTCTGTTCCCGTCATTATCTTCACCACCAAATTTGTCAGAAATTACCGGCGCCATTGTATTAATACCAGCGTAATTATTTCCATCAATTTGAGTAGTTAAAGAACCATTTAAAAATGCGTTTGAACTATAAAGTCCATAACCACTAACTCCACTAATATTTAAATTACTTAGATTTCCAAGAAAAGCTTTTGTATTAAAAGTGGCTGAGACAGGTATCTGTTCAGTACCTTCTTGCGCGACTACCTCTGAAATTGTAATTCCCTGACTCTTTAAACTTTCTATGCTATTCTCAGTCGAATTTATACCGATGACTATTTCGCCATCTTTACCAAGAGATACGATACTGAAAACTTCTGTACTATCTATATTACTTCTAAAAATCGCATTTATATAAGGATGTCCCTCATCACTAGAGCTACTTATTGAAGTAACTTTTCCCAAACTAACATTTCTACCATTACTATTAATTACATAGATATAATCGCCTACACTTCCACTGTATTCTTCTTCTAAATAAATAGTTCCGCTATTTTCGGTTATATCTGTCGATTCAACTTTGTAAGCAGTCTTGAAAAACATGACGCCGCCAACTACTTGTGTTTTGTCTGTTTCAAATATTACACTGGAAATTTTACCTCTAGCTTGGATATTATTAAACACTGCTAACTCAGGAGAAATACTGAACGCTTGTCCACCATTAGCTTCAATAGTAGAATCGGTTCCATTAAGAACTATATCCCCTACAGTAATAGAAGTTTGGTTGCTCTCTGTTCCATCATCACTTTCTATTTTTATATAAGGATCAAAGTTATCTTCAGTGCCTTCTCCGGCTTTTGAGTAGATACCCTTCTCTCCAATAGTAAATCCACCAATACTACCTGTACTAGCAGAAATTTCTCCGCTAAAAGTACCTTCTTTAGCAACAATAGAACCATCTTCATAAACAATAAAATTATCACTAGAGTTGATGACTTGCGCCTTGTCTTCTCCTTGCGCGATCCCTAAGTTGCCGATTTTTACATCATATACTTGTGTTTCTCCACCAGAAGTATCTTCTCTATGTACGATATGTAACTTATCTTCAAGCCATAACTCCCCGTTATCTTTTGCCTCAAGTACAGTATTACCATCAGCGTCATTTATAACCATACCATACTTAGTTGCTTCATTAGGGTCGTTAATCCTACCAATCTTTATTCGGTCTATAGTTTGAACTTCTCCAGACACTTCTTTATTTTGACTAACTAAAATATCGTTATCTGTAGAAATTTCTACCTGACCCTGTCCGGTTATACTTTTTAAGAAGAATCCTTTCCAAGTAAGACCAAATCTTCCATCATCCCAAATGGCTTGTTCATTAGCTGGTACATAATTCGCGCCATCTAGCGCCTTGTTCATACCATAGACACCGTACTGATCAAATCTTACAAATTTACCAAAGTTAGCGCCACTCTCTGTATGGTTATAAGCAGTAATACCTTCTGTATCCCAGCGGAAAGTAGGATAGTTTCCATCAATTATAACTACTTCTTTAGTATCAAGCTGTCCAGAGGTTATTAAATTAGCAGAAACACCATTTCCATTAACCGCACTTGTCCATGTAGTGCCACCGTCTGTAGTAACAAAGACACCACCTGAAGTTACTTTTGTTTTATAATTTGGATTCTGTGAATTTGATACAGTAATTCCGGTAGAGTCATTTTTTACAAGTTCGTTCTTTGCGCTATATACTAAGTTTTGATTCGCTTGAAGAGAGGCTTCTAATGTAGATGCTTGGATAGTTCCTTGAGTTGTCACTACATTTGCGGCCCGCGCATATTGTCCGGAAGCAAATTGTAAAGCCTGCGTCTGCGCGGTAATTCTTTGGAATAATTCTTCAAACTGAGTCTTATAATTCTGAATTTTAAATGAATCTTTTTCAGGTTCATCAAAATTGTAAGTAACTTCAGAAATTAAAACCTTTTCCTTATAAGGAGTTTTAATACCATTTATGTAGACATATCCAAAGAAATCAGTATCTATAATAGATCCTATATCACCTAAATTAAATACCTTACTCTTAAATTCCTCAAGAGCGTCTAATTTTAAAACAGATATGTTATAACTAACCTGAGGACGAGAAGAAGTATAAGCAACACTCAAAGCATCTAAATAATATAAATTATCATCTTCATAGTCATCACTATACCAAGTTCCTTCTTGAATAAAGCGAGAATACTTATTAAAAAACTTTTCATTTAAAGCCTTAATTTGGTCACTATAACCTTCTTGTTCTTCTTCTTTTTCTTCTATATCTTCGTTAAGCTTGTTGTATGCAGAAGTTAATTTAGTAATTTGGTCGTTAATAAAAGGAAGGCTATCTTGTAGTGAGGCTATTGCTGCCACTTTTGTATAAACAGCCTCATTATTTTTATTATCATTTATATATTTCTGTGCCTGTGCCCACGTAGTTACGTTAGCAAGTCTAATTAATTCGCCTTTTTTTTCAGTAATTGCTTTTTCCGTAGCGGCCTTTTGTTCAACGTAAATATCTTTCCAACTCTCGATTTGATCTCGTTCATTCTTTTTATTTGGAAGATATTCCTGTATTGCATTATATGCAGAACCAAGTTCATGTAAATGATAATAATATCCTATTGAATCATCAGTAGATAAATATAAATCCTTATTTAATTGTCCACCGTCTAATAATCCTTGACTTATATAGTAATCAAAATTAAGAATAAAATCAGTTAAAGGATAATTTTCTTCACTACGACCGATTGCACAATATCCTTGTTTACCAAATTCATTATTATTGGGTGGAACAATGACCTTTGTAACAATCTGATTAGATTGAACCGTTCTTTGAATAGATTTTAAATCAATTCCATAGATAAAACTTAGTCCAGTTTCTTCGCCTACAGTCTCTACAAAATTAATATGTTTTTGAGGTTTCCCGTTTATGTAGATGAGATTGCCGTTTTCTTCATGTTCAATAGTAAATCTAACCCAACATTCAAAAGTCTCTGCAATAGTTTGTAGAATGTTAAAACGATTAGATTTTTCTACCGTAATACTTCTTATCTTTTCATAGTCATCGTTAAACTGCGGTTTAACATAGCTTAAATTTAACGGTTCTGTTGCTTTGTATAAATATTTTATTTCTTTCGGGTCTGTAATTTTGGACGCGGTAGTTTTAGTTTTATTATAGTAATTATAATAAACCTTTGATACAGATTGTGTATCTAAATCACCAGGATTAATACGGACAATATTGCCATTTGCGTCCTCGCCTTCTACATATTTAAAAACTTGTATTTCTTCTATCCATAAATCGCCCCTAATTAAATTCAGTACAAAGCGAACCCCATTATCTCCGTAAGTTTCTGATCGTGGAAAAGATTTTATACAAGTTAATTCCCGTTCAACCCAGTGTGTCGCGCTATCATATGTAATTGCACCGAGTCTAAAGAATGTCTCTGACGCGCCAGCCCCACGCTGAATATACAGATTTATCCTTGGGTCAGTGCTGCTTGCAGTAACATAAGTATCGCTTGGTAAATTACCGTTGCTCTTTCTAGCTTTGTATCTAAATATATACTTTTCTCCAATAGAAATTCCATTTGGAATATAGTTAGATAATTCTTTTAAGCCAGAATTACTATACTTACCAGCATTAGGGTCTGAAGTTGACCCCATTTTTAATAATAAATAACTTTTTGAATCTAGCCAGTCATCCGCAGTTTGTGCGCTGGACGCGCTAATCTCTGGATAAAGTTTAAAGATTGGTATGTTAGAACCTTGCTCTGCCTGCCATCCATCTGTAGTAGTAAAATCTTTATTATTTACGAAAAGATTATTAACAGAAGTTGGTGATTTAAACTCAGAACTTCTATGGCAATAAATTACGTCGTCTTTAGAAATTAATCCAGAGTATGGGTCTTGTGAACCACTAGGAGCATCTGCTGTTGCTTTATATACATAGCAATATTTATTAGTTAAAGCATCATGTACGCATACTTGAGACTGAACAAGGCGCGAAGCCCTATATCTAAAAGAGATTCCTTCTAAGTAATAAACAGCACCAATAATAGAACCATTTACTTTGAATACAACATACTGTACTCCATCAACTTCGGTCTTTTCCCAAGTACACCCTTCTATTTTATAATTAGTACCATTAGATACTAATTGTCCGTTTGTTTCTGTTGTATAATTTGAACTATACACAAATTCTAAATCTATAGTTCCTGAATTATCACTGCTTTCTACTATCTTTTGAATTTCACTATAAAAAACTAAAACTGTTGAATCTTGAGGAATAGAAAAGGTCTCTTTTGTTATTTCATCAGTTGCATTAAATTGTATTTCTGTAACAAGTTCATATACAGGCTCTTCTTTGTATTGACGAAGTATATCATTTCCTGTTTCACTAATATCCCAATCAGTGCCTTCTACTACTTTTTTACCCAGTTCTACTGCGGTGCCTTGGTTGTTTTCCAATTCCGTATCAAAAGTTAATTCAAAACCGGTTTTAGATAATTCATTAATAAAACTATCAATACAGGTATATGTAATAGATTTTCCGGCAGAGTCCTCTTGGCAATTTTTTATTACAAAATCATACCATTTGTTGTTGAAAAGAACTTTTACTTTTCTTTCATTTACAAGATATGGAAGATACGGATTTTGTACATTCGTTTCATCATAAACGATCTTTTTAATTTGTTGACCATTAATAGTAACATATTCATCTTCAACACTTTCTTTTTTATAGCTATAATACATTTTGAAAGTAAAGGTGTTTGTACCATTTATATTAGATACAAGTTTTGGCTCTACTGCACGACTCCTATCATTCATAGCATTAGAACCAATTATAGCTATCTTCTTTTCTTCGTAATGTTCAGGAACATTACCTGTTGCAGGGACTAAATAATCTTCCCATAATGATATTTCATATTTACTTGTCATTATTTAGTCACCTCCTTAATAAAATAAATAATCATACTGAACTTGTTCTATTTTTTTTGAATCATCATTTGTCGAAAGGACGCTAAAACCAGGTGGAAGTTTAAAAAAGTCTCCCGCAGTGATTAAATCATTTGCTGTACGGACTGGAGCTTTATTAATATCACAATAATTTACTAAATTTGTTTTGGAGTCTATAGATAAATAAACATATTGCTTATTATCTTCTGGTTCAGAAAGACACAAAACGGGGTTAGTTTCATTTCCATAGGAACTAGTTAAAGATAAAATAGTGATTCCTTCGTATTCAAAAGTACCACCATCTTTTATTTTTGGATTACTTTCTATATTAGTATCACTAAATTGCGCCCATGTTCTTCCTAAGTGCGCAGTTAATTCAAAACAAGATTGACTACTATTATATCGGATTCCATTTAATTGTGTATAATATAATTTTCCATTAAGTATTTGGTCTTGTTGGTCAACCTCGTATTCTTCTGCATAGCAAAAAATGAATTTTGGACAAGAATATAAGGTACTTGGTGACTGTTTCGCGCGAGCCATTACTTCCTCTAAAGCAGTTTGTCCAGTTGGAATATAGAGTATTTTTAATTTAGGAATAGATTGTACTTCTTTCCTAGTTAAATCATCTTCAATAGGAAACATATACGCGCCATAAACTTGATTATAAGTATTAACTCTCATAGAAGTTGTGTTTCCAGTTCTTATTGGAATCCAAATAGTCGGATCAGCCTCTATATCCCCTGCATTGTATAATTTTATAACGCTACTATTGTGACCATCATAATCACCCTGACTGTCTAACATTGTGGTCGCGTTTTTCCACTCGTTAATATTATTCCAAGACGGAGTTCCTTCAGGATCATCCTCTGTATTTACATATTGATCTAAAAATTTATAATAAGACCGCGCATATGGATAGTAACAAATAAACTGAATAGTTCCTTCTCCTTTATACACTCTTTGCTTTGTGCCATTGACTTCTTCGTCAAAACAAAGAAAGTTAAATTGCGGCGGCGCCTGTATTTTTGCGGTATAAACCTTATAAGGCTCTTCATCAAAGATTAGCGGCCCGGTATCTTTTCCATTAAAGTGATGTCTAAATACCCGATACTGAAATTCTGTCATAGAATCGGTAGCAAAATTTATACTAAAAGTTCTATTTGTATAGTTTGAACTAAAAAAATAAGTCCCATCTCCTCCCGGAACAGCAACGGTTTTGTCTTGAAAGGCCGGTACTAAATTGCTTTGATACCTACTTCCGTTACTGACCCTAACAATACCAAATTCAGAGGAATGGTGACCATTAAACCAAAATCCATAAAAATCCATACTCGCCATTTCTAAAACCTCCTTTACTCTCTTTTAATAAGTAGCTTTTTCTAATTTTGTATCCAAAAAGTTGAGGGTCTTTACAAGACCCTCAACATATAAAATATTATCTAATAAATCCAATAGAAGTAGTGTTTCTATAAGCACTATCATCCTGAATCTGTTTCTTAATCTTTTCTGCTAACTGATCTACATCGTAATCAGAACCAAGCTCAGCAGATATATCAATATCGTAATAATTATTACCACCCGCGCCAAGTGAAGATTGATTACCATTTTTATTTAAAGAGCTTAAGGTATCTATTAAAGAAATAAAGTTCTGAGTATCTTGTTGATTAAGTACAAGTTCAGGTTTTGTTTTTGTACCATCGAGCCAAGCGGGGCCTGTAAAGTCTGCGAGACCACCAGTCTTAAACAATTTATACTCTGTTGGACTACCATTTTTATCTACTTTTGCTGCTTGGAAACCAATGTTAGCTTTCTTCACGGCTTCAATTAAATCATTCGTCCAAGTCTGTTTACCAAAACTACTTAATGAGTTATATAGGTCATTATTTTTAAGTAACTTTTCGAGTTCAGAACCTATAACGCCATTAGTAAGAGCTTGTTGAATAAGTGGTCCAACCGTATTCCATAATGTGCCATTCTCTTGGTCAATTTTTAGTTGCTCTCGCATTATTTCGATCTGATTAGCTCTTTGCTCAGCCGCCACATCAGCCTCATCTTGCATCTGTTGCAAGGATTGGTCAATTAAAGAATCTTGATAACTCTGTCTTGATTCTTCAAGTTCTTTTTCAAGTTGAAGTATCTCTTTTTGATTTGCACCAGAAGTATCTCTTCTTAAATATTCAAGACGAGACTCTCTTTGAGCTATTTCCTCTTCAGTCTTTTCATTTTGTCTAGCCTGTCGCTCCGCTTCAACTTGTTGCCTCATATCATCAATAACTTTATCACTAGAATCTTTTATTGTGTCAGACAGGTTTTCGAGTTTATCAATCTCTTTTTCTCTTGCGGCTATAACTGCGTCAAGTACACGATCTTCTAAGCTTTTAAAAGAATCAACCATAGATTTATTTAATTCATCAATGGCATCTTGGGCTTCATTCATTCCGTCTAAGGCTTCTTCGTAATAATTTGCCTGGTCTTGAACATAGTTGTAATAGGCTTCAATAAAAGAACCTAAATCATCCGCGCCTTCAACATTTTGAACACCATGAACTTTGTTCCAGGCTAAAAACTGCTCATTATTACCAATTCTATCATTACCTATCATCATAGAATGAGTATTAAAATCATAATGAATTAAATCCATCATTTCTTTATAAGCAAATAACGGACTACCTTTTTTCGCGTTAGCTATATTTCTAAATTGAACCCTCTTTCCTTCTGCATTAACATAACTACCACCTTGCCCTTTATTTGCATTCTCAACATCTTTCTTCTTCTGATTCATTATAGCTTCTTGAAGATCTTTTTGTTTCTTCAAAGCCATTACTTCGTCTTCATAAAGCTTATAAGATTGAGCATTAGTTTGATTAGTGTCTCTAACAGTCTTTTGGAAATCCCTTTCTAATCTTTCTCTAATTTTCATTAAAGATTCTGTTTCTTTAAGAGCATTATGTAGTTTATCATAAGGATTAGTCCAAAGAGCAGTATTTTTGTTATCTGCTGCCTCACTAGACTTTTTTCCTCCACCTCCAGTTGAGCCTGTTGGAGGGTTATAAGTAGTAGGAGTAGAAGAACCTACAGCATTAAAATGGAGCTGTTTTGGAACTCTTAATTTATAATGCTGTTTTACCATTTCCGCTACAGCACCAGCCGATTGAATATATCCTTTAGTATCTCCAACTCTACCATTACTAAGCCAGTCAACTTCAATATCTTCATATTCAACCTGAGTATCAAAACCTGCTGCTGCCCAAACTTTAGCAAGTTCATTAGCAGACATTGTACCAGTTCTCAGCATTTCATTACATTTATCTATAAAAGATTGAACTCCTGCGTCGACATTGGTCAAGTCCATCCCAGGCTCTAGGTCTGGTAAATCTAAGTTTTCTAATTCCCTCGAAAGTTCATTGATTTTGTTCCAGGTTTCCCTATCAGCAACGGGGTCGAATTGATCTCTAATTTGGATAGTTATATCCTTAGCCGCAGCCAATCTTAGCTGCTCTATAGCCTCCATGTCCCCTTGCGCAGCTTGCTGTAAAAGTTCCATATTTTCAGAACTTTCCCAAAAAGCGTCTGATAATGGTTCCGTTACATTTAACAACATTCCAACTGATTCCTTTAGGTCGTTAAAAACCTCGGAATCTACTGCGGAGTTGGCTTTTATTAAACCAGTGTTTTCATCAATTAAAGCGTTCCAATCTTCATAACTATCACTAATTTGTTTAAGACCTTTATTAAATTTAATATTTAAGAAAGCTACTTCCGCAGCAGTCGTGTTATCAAGTTCTTTATTAGCTTTCTTAAGCTCAGTGGCTAAATGTTCTATCTCAGAGGTATCTATATCTATCTTATTTGCCTCTTCGTACATAGTAGTTATTTGACCAAGCTCAAAAACTGCCGACTGACTACCTTTTTCTATTTCAGTATATAATTCTGCATAAGCCTCTTGAGTAACACCGGCTTGAGCCGCTTGAACTTTTAACGCTTTAACTGCTGCCTCATCGCCTTGCATACCAAGATCGGCATTTTGAGTAGCAGTATTGGTACTCTGATAAGTTAGTATTTTGCCTTCTTGTGTTGCTTTAGCTTGAGCAGCTTTATTCTCAGCATAGTTATTCATGGTTGTAAAGAGTTTGTCTAAGTAACCATGAATTTGTTCCTCTGAAAAGGAATCCGCAGAAGAATTTTGGTCTATGCCAAGTAACGTACTCAGGTCTACTCCACCCGCACGAAGGTTATCTAAATATCCCTGAAAAACGTCTTTTAATTCTTGTCCTTGAAGAGAAGCTCGATCTTCTAATCCAGAAATAACATCATGAGGAGTACCGCCTTCATAACTAAGATAAGAAGATTCTCCCAAGACCTCGGCCGCCTTGATTTGATTATCAAGCTGCTTGTTTGCTTCTTCTAATACTGCTCGTGTGTTTTCGTCTAAAGCAGCGGTCAGGTTTTCCATCCTTTGACCGACATATATATAGTTACCAGATAAATCTTTCTCAAAATCAGCAGCTATTTCCGGAGCAACCTTTATTAAGTTATTATATTCATCTTCTGAAAAAGTCCTGTCATGCTCACCAGTTCTAATATCTTTTTGAAGTTGACCAATCGTGCGTATTTGTTCAATAATATTGTCCATATTGAACTGTTTTACTGAATGCGCGCCAGCTTCTATAGCTTTAATGAATCCTTGCATTTCAGATTCAGCAAAGATTGATTCACCGCCAAGATCGGCTAATATATTAGGTAAATCTTCTACCTCATCAATATTCCTCGGATCTATCATATTAAGCGCGGCAGCAACTTTTTCAAGATCGCCTGCACTTAAACCTTCTAAATAATCACTTATATTCTTTGAAGCTTCTTTTCCTGAGGCAGCGATTATATTATTGAAAAATTCACTAAAAGTTTTTACAGTACCAGCATCAGCATTCTCTAAGCTATCTTTTATTTCTTTTGGTAAAGATTCAAGATACTTGTTTATGACTTCTAATGAATTAGTTGATGCATTTATAGCATCACTAATTATTTGTTCGTATTCAGTACTATCTTTTATTTCATTAGTAACTTCTTTTCCTGTCAAATAAGTATAAAGTGCATCTGTATTTCCGCTAAGACTATTAATTCTTTTTGCTTGCTCTTCATTTAATCCTAAGCCATTTTCTTTTCCATAAATACTTTTTAATAATTCTCCTTGACTACCATCTAGCGCTTTAGCAAACTCTCTTGTAGCTTCAGTAGCCTTATCCATGGCATCAAGCTTCGCAAGCTCAGCTGATATTTCTTTATCGGAAATTTCTTCAACATTACGAGCTTTTAATAAATCATCGTAGTTGGTATACCCAAGTCGACCAGCGAGTTCGTTCTGTAGTTTTTGTCGATTCTCACCTTCATACTTACTAGTATCTACCGCATCTTCATAAGCTTTTAATCTATCAGAACTTAAAAAGTTATTTATGTATTTATTTTGTTCTTCTGTAAAATTTTCAGAACTTTCGATCTGTGCTGCGGTAGCTTTATAATAAGCTTCAAGTTTAGAATCGTTAGCTAATAATGTTTCGCCAGTTTTTCTCATGGCAGAAATCCATTCACCACCATTCTGTTTGGCGGCTTCAGCTAGTTGTTCCGTGGTTACCCCGAGCTTTTTAATTGATTCAGCATCTCCTGCTAAGGCTCTTGCAACATCTTCGTTAGTACCAAAAGCTGATGCGGTTATTGGATCAAAAAGTTCTTGTTGTTTACTAGTTAAAGCTTTATTTTGAGCTTCTATTAAGTCTCTTTGTGTAGAAATATTAATAAGTTGAGCATTTGATGCTCCTCTAGATTGATTACTTAAAATACTTTGTACTTCTGAAGAATTTGTATCTAAGATAAGTTGGCCATTATTATTCTTAACATATTGAGCTAATTCACCATAGTTTTCAATCAAGTCAAGAACTTGTTTATTGGTATCCTGTACAGCATTTTTCCACTCAGTAGTACCAACTGTCATTTTCTCAATGTTGGATTGAGATTCTTTCAATGAGTCAAGAGAATTCTTTAAGTCGTTATACCTTTTAGTAGCTTCTTCTGCTCCTTTCGCCGCGGCTTCCGATTTTTCTTGAACTTTCTTTAATTTTTCTTCAGGACTTTCTGATTTAAAAGCCTTAAAAGCGTTAACAAGAAGTAATCCTGCGCCCGCAGCTATTTTTAACGGTGTAGGTAATGCTTTGATCTGTGGACCAAAGGTCATAAGAGCTGTGCCGGCTTGAGAAAAAGTGTCACTAAGGGTTTGTCCAATCTTACCTACTGTTGAATCTGATTCTTTAGCAAAATGGTTTATAGCCGCGCCAACCATTGCAAGTCCTACGCCGACAGCTCGATAACTAATAGTAACCTTTTTATTTACCTGTTCTACTTGGCCACCCCAATCTCTAACGGCCTGATTGGTACTATTTAAAGTTACTCCATATTTAGAAGCCGCCTGAACAGCACTTTCGTACCCTTTAGTTTTATAGACAGTAATGATTTCTTGTTTTTGTTCATCAGTTAATTTACTACCCTTTGACTCCCCTTCTTTTATTTTTAATCCGCTTAAAGATTTCTTTATGGATGTCAGGGCTTCCTTTGAAGGCTCCCCTACTAGCTTTTTTGAAATTACTTTTTCTGTAGTGAAGAATTTCTTTAGACCTTCTTTAAAACCTTTTCCATAGGATTGACTATTAGTTTCTCCTGTCTCTTCTAATTCGCTTCCTTCTTTTCCTAATTCTTTATTAACTATGCCTAAACTTTTACCGATATTACCTAATAGTTTATTACCACCAGTCTTACCAAGTTTAAAACCACCAAAAATTAAGCCTATTCCAGCAAAACTTTTTGTCCAGCTACCACCAAACTTTCCGACCGTATCTAAAACTTTATTCAAACTGCCTATTAACTTAGTTAAAAGATCGACAACAAGTTTAATAGCCTCGTTGTTGGCTAAGGTCATTAAAAAAGTATCCCAGGCATTTTTTAACTGATTTAATTTAGTTTGTAAAGAGTCAAGTGTTTTTGCAAATTGTTCCTGAGAAGCCCCTGCTGCGTCATTAGCATAACCTAATAACTCAGTCATTCTTGAGCTATCTTGCATTAAGGCAATAAAACGAGACTGCTGACGAGAACCGGCAGCCATTGTGGCAATATATCTTTGTTGTACTTGATCTAAGCTATCCCACTTAGATGACAGCTCAATAAAGATCTCATCAAGTCCTTTTGCACCAGTTAGATATTCATTAAGATTAATTCCTGCGGAACGAAGAGCTTGGGAAACCTTGTTTACATCAATTTCTTGGCCTTCCTCATCTGTTCCTAACAACTCTCCTTTTGAACGAAGCTCTTTTACTTCTGAAAAACGGGCAATAACTGTTTTAAGCGCAGTACCCGCTGTTTCAGCAGACTCACGAGTTGTTTCAATAATTTGCGCAAGGAATGCAGCTGTATTTTCAAATGACATATTAGCGTTATTTGCTAATGATGCCACTTTCGTCATAGCGACAGAAATTTCATTTACATCGGAAGCAGTTTTAGCTGCTAAGTTAGAATACACATCATTAATATTCTGCGCATTTGCTTCAGTAATTTCCATATTGAAACCACGAAGCGCATTTGTCATACGGTCGGTAGCTTCAGCAGCATCAAGTCCGGCAATACGAGCCATTTTTAGTGTCTCGTTAGAAACAGCCATTACCTCGTTAGTAGACAAACCTTGCTGGTAATAAAGTGTCGCAGCTTCGTATGCATCATGGATGGAAACGCCAAGTTCATTCGCACGTTTTGTGTATTCGGGCAACTGATCCCACATATCACCGACACTAAAGTCAGTAACTACCGCAGTCTCAGTCATAACGGCATCAAGGTCTTTAACAGTCTCGAAAGCAGCACTTACAGCTCTTTTAAACAGATTTACTGCATTTTCAAGACCGAAAAAGTATTTAACTTTATTTTTAAAATTTTCAAGAGTATTATCTAACTCTTTCGCATTTTCAGTACTCTCTTCTATGCCTCCACCAAGAGCTTCTGCCGCGTGAGCACCCTCAATAGCATTAGAAGAAAACTTCTCAACTATTTTTGAAGCTTTCTCTAAATTTTTTGAATCAATATCTTTGAGAGCGGAACGGAGTTCGTCGACACTCTTAATTGACGATGGATCAAAATCAAGTTTTATTTCACCAGCTTTTTGAGCGTCAGACAGCGCTTTTGTCACTTCTAACAAGCTGTCAGCTTTGATTTTATTTAAACTATCATTAAGTTCATTTATTTCTTTATCGTATCTAGAAATCTGTTCTTCCGCGACAGCGATTTTTTGGTTTGAACCATTGATAGTAGTTTGTAATTTTTTTTCTTGATTTTCTAGCTTTTCTATTTCCGCGGCAGTCTCTTCTGTTGCTGTTTCGAGACCCCGTAAATTTACTAACTGTTCCTTTACTTCTTTTAAGTTAGTTTCAGCGACAGTTTTAGTTGCTATATTTTTTTCTTTTGTATTTTCTGCCTTACTTCTTTTTGATCTTACGCTACCTAACTCACTCCGAGTCTGTCTCTCTCTTTCGGCAATTTTATTGTAGTAATTATCAATAGCTTTTTGTAAAGCATCAGCTTCTTTCTTTGCTACTTTAAACTTATCAGCTAAAGTAATTTTGCTTGAACCGCTATTTATCTTTTTGAAGATTTTATCAAACTCACTACCTATACTATTAACTTCTGAGCGAATCTTCTTCTCGTCAAGTAAGCTTATTTTATTATCCTTGGTATATTGTTGAACATTTTTAATTTTATTCTCCAACTCATCCAAAGATTTTTCAATAGACCCTTTTAAATTATCGGGCATTTTTAGTTTAGATAGCTCTTTTTGTATTTTAGTAAGTTGACTACTCATGTCACCTACTTTCGCAGCTACGTCAACCGTCAACTTCACAGTTCTATCATTTTGTCCCATAACTCCCTCCTAACTTAAAAAATCGGCATTAGTTTCACTAATGCCGAATTTAAAAGTCACTATCTATATCATCACCCAAAAAGCAAAAATCGCTCACATAGGTGTCTCCTCTCGATCCCACCGGAACCCCGATTGCGGAAAAATTACCAACAACAGGATTTGCTTGCGCTCCGAGCCTTATAGATAATTCAGACATTAGCTTTAATTTTGGAACCCTTATAATACCGGTACTAATAGTTCCTGTCTTATCATCTTTAGCTTTCGTTTTTCCCTCTAACTCCAAAAAACCATTAAGCAATCGCTGTCCTATTTTATAAGACTGCGCGCTTCCCGAATAATCAAATGTATAATCAATAACTACTGTTGTATATGGTGCATCAATAGTAATTATGTTATCTTCTAATGTAAAATTAGTAATTTTCTCCCCAGTTTCTTCCTGATAAATAAAAACTGAAGAAATATCATTGGGAGAATACTTTAACTCTATTCTATTGTTTTGGTCACTTTCTAATATCTCTGTCTTAGTAACCGAAATTGGCGTCTCATTCTCTAAAGTAACTAAATGCGCGCCAGTTAATAAAGCAAATTGAGTTTTTGAAAAGACTCCTTGAGAAAAATAAATGTTAATTTCTTTTGTTGTCTCCCAAAAAACGTGAGGCCTGTTATCAAAACCACCATTAGCAGTAACTCGTGTTACTATTTCTGATAAACCGCTAATCATAATTTTATCAAACTTGGCAATAGTTTCGCCTTTTAAGATTTTTCTATTACCTATACCTATATCATAAGTAGCTTTTAACCTTACGTCCTCAAACTCTTTGAACGAAAATTTTTCTTCTGCCATCTTCTTTTCCTTTCAAAAAAGGTGGAGGCAAAAAGCCTCCACCATCCATTAGTCTTATATTAAATTAGCCTTCCGCGCCAGCATCCGGTGTAATATCATACTTAATAAGTCTCATCATAACACCATCATCAGGACGCAGAACACGAAGATCCATATTGAATACAGAAGGATCGCCTTCAGCTTCAAGAGTGATTGTGTTACCAGACTGAACCTTAGCCTTAGGAATGATGAACTGGAAGTACTCATCATCACCGGTAACAGAAGAACGTGCATAAGTATCACCAGTTACATAGTATGTGCCTGGGAATGTGTCGCCACTAATCTCAATCATACCACTCTTATCAGTCTCAACAGGTACGTTAAAGGTAACGTAAAATGTTTCGCCTAGTTTAGTGCTTGCCGCAGCAGAAGAAATGGTAGAACCAGAAGCATCATAAATTGTGTACTCACTAGGAATCGTATAAGTTTTACCCTTTCCACCCTTATAGGTCTTTGGCATTTCCGGTGCAGAACCATTAACTGTCCATTTGATAGTTTTCTTTAACTCTGTAGGAGCTGTAGCATAGTTTCCATCACCGAACATGATCGCCATGGACTTAGCAGAAAACAGTGCATCTTCAAGAGTTACAGTAATCTCTTTACCATAATCCCAGCTTACGAGTGCCGGATTACCCTTACCACCATTTGCAGTAACCTCTTCTGCGGTCTGTTCAATAGTGGAAACTTTTAAAGTATCAAGATACAGTACGGGATAAGTTGGCATTCCCTTGTTAGCGCCTGAATCACCAATTTTGTAAAAGGTAACATCGGCAACTTCTTTAATACCATATTGCTCTAAAATGTTAGACATTGTATAGCCTCCTATTTATCTTCTAAATTTTTAATCCAATATTCAGGTTTTATTTTTTTGCTATCTGCACCAGCAAGCAGGCTATCTATATCTATCTGATATTTTTCTTTTCCTTGATAGACACTCATAAGAATTGGTATTGCAGCATAGCTTAACTCTCCAATATTAAGTGGACTTAGTCCTATTTGCATACAAGAAATTGAAGCAATTATAGATTCAATTTTTAAACCCTTTCCTTGTTTAGCTTTAATACGGTCTCGATACCTTGCCTTAGCCTTGATTGCCTTTACACGAGGGTCTTCATCTGGTCTAGGCGGTTCTATTTCCTTATCGCCAACACAGGATCTTATTAAATTTTGAAATTCAAAGTAATCTTCTTCTTTGAGGATTCTTAACTCATTTACGTCTTTAACATTAGTAATATCCCCAATAATAATTTGTTTCGTTTCAAATAAGATGAAAATAGGTTCGTGAGTAAAAAATAAGAAGGCTTTTTCTAGCGCAATCTTAAATTGTGGACTATTATAAGCTCCATTCAATATATATTCAAAAGGAGTTAATATATCTTTTGTGTCTTGTCCATTTCGTACATATTCATCTTCTATTTCTTCTTGAGAAAGAGTTAATATCTTTAAAAATACCCCATAGTCTTTTGTTGCGATTACATCTTTTAATTTTGGTGGATAAACTAAAAATAAATTCTTAAACTCTACGGGGTATCCAAGCATAAAACAAGCTTTATTCATAATTTATAATTTCAAAGGTCATTTCATAACAGGAAATTTCATCTGTTAAGAAATTTAACGAAAAATCTCCACCTACAATTTTTCCTAAACCATTGACATTTTTATCACAAAGACTTTTTTGAATTTCTCCCATTATACAGAATGGTCTTAAACTATCACTTTTAATTAACCATTGGGTAAGAGGTACAAAAACTTCTATACCAAGAGAGATGTCTCTAAATTCTCCATTCTCTATATTTGTCTTTCCTCTAACAACCCGTAAAGAAACAATACTCTGCGCCGTCTCCTTTGGGCCGACTCTAGGAATTATCTTTATAAGTTTACCAAAAATCAGTGATTCAATCTGTTCTTTGGTTAAATCCGCACCATTTAAGGGGTCTTTATCAGTATAATATAATAACTTCAGAAGATTCTGATTACTCATAAGTCTATTCATAATCTTCTGAAGGTTAAGTCCTAGTTCTCCTAAATTTCTAACCATTCTCCACACCTCCCATTTTAAACCAATAATAATCATCCTCATTATCGGAAGGGGTTTGTTCTGGTGCAGGAGATAAATCATACTCATAAACAGGATCAACAGTTACATATTCTACTCCATCAGTAGATTGTATATCATAACCAGTAACCCTATAATATTCCTGAAAAGGATCTTCTCCTATAATAAAATAGTCGTCCTTTTTAACAAATTCATTTCGAGGCATAATGAAGAAACTTGATTTTAAATTCTCTCCATAATATGTATCCATACGACTTCTTGATTTTAACTCGTCCTTCAACATATTATTTTCTTGCCCATACATATATGCTAAAGCCGTCTGATGTGAACCATCGCGCGCAACCCAGGAAAGATTATGAGTCATGCTTAACATGACATATCTATTATAACCACTAGCTTCTATACTTTCTAACCAGTAAACCATCCAAGGCTTTAAAACATCATCTTTGTCTGGAATATATAAAATAGTTCCGCCAGGGAAATTAGTATTTACATCGACCAATAAATATTGTAAAATCTTGGTGTCATTCTGTCGGTATCTTTCAAAACTACCAATTACAATTTGGTTATTATATTCTATTTCAACTCTATAAACGCTTTTGGCTAAATAAAGTTGAAACTCTTTTTCTCTCTTATGCTGGATTCTTGACTGATAATCAGTCCCATATCTATTAAGTCTTTTTGTATAAATATCATAGTATTCCATCGTTCTTATCCCTGGAAAGCAGACTCATACAATCAAAGACTGTCTTTCTAAAATATTCATATCTTAAATAACGAAGCATATTAACTTTATTACAGATAGTTAAGTAGTTAATAGTTTTTAACTCTTCAGGAAAACCTTGTAATTCAATAATAATGGCATCAAGGAACTGTTCCCAGGGGCCATCCTTTTCATATTCACAAAGCAATCCGAAGAGTTTATTTTTTAATTTATTATTATAGCCTTCTACAATACTATTATTCATTTCCGGCTAATTCTCTATATGGGAATGGTTTATTATCAATAGAGCGATAATAAATACTTTCAAGTTTCGCTGCATTTTTCTGCTCGGCCGCCAACATAGCGTTAAACTTATCTAATAAATTGGCTTGAGAGAAATCTCTTTCATCATACAGCGGCTTAACATTTTCCCATGTAAGAATAGTTCTATTTAACCACTCACACTTCATATAACAAGCTAAAATCTGAACTTCGCTATTACTTAAATCATTATCAAATCCAGCACTTGTATAAGATAATGAAGTTCTCGGAAACTTAAAACGAACAACCGCGGCCTCTAAGAGAGTAAAAAGGTCGCGCTCGGTATCGCTTTCTTCCCAAGTTTCCCACTCATCATCTAAAATTTTACTTAAAAAAGCGGTATATACAGTATCAAAAGAGGTCATAGATTAGTCCTCCTTATTCTGTTTCGCTAAACGAACTGCGGCAATTACATCACGACCGCATTTCTCCTTAATATATTCACACTTGTCAAAATCAACAAGTTTATTTTTCACAGCATAATCAGCTAAAGCTTCAATCTGCTCGTAACCAAGCTTGTCCACATTAGCCTTAAATTCATCGAGCGGAAGATTTACCATATACTTTCTGCGCTCTTTATCTGTTAAAACAATCACATTAACCGGTTCAGTAGCATCCTCAGGCTCAATGCCTAATTCCTGTTTAACTTTCAAATCTTCAATATATACAATTCCGGTATCAATCATATACTTAATCCCAGGCTCATAAAGTAACTGAGAAAAAATTTCTTTATCAATAGAAATAGAAGCACCATTAGGTGCCAACTCTCTTTTAAAATTCTGCATAGCTGACATAATAGTCACTGGAGAATTTGTAGTATTTTTAATTACAACCTTATCCATATTTTTACTCCTTTAACTCCTTTTTATAAAGGGGAGAGGTTTATCCCCTCCCCTTCCTATTTATTTTCTATTTAGAAACCGTAAGGTGACTCAAAAGTCTGTGTAATTGCTGTATTCTGGTAAATAGCCCAGTCATGCTGAGTCAGAATAGCGCAACCCATCTTTTTGTACGCATAAACTTCAAGCGAATTATCTCTGTTCTTGAAGTCATTAATCTGTGTAGCACCCTCAAGTACAACCTTAACAACCTTTTGACGTCCAGTAGGCAGAATGTATGCTAACTGAGGATCAATCCAAGTCTTTTTATTGTTCTCGTCAATAAAGGACTGAGGAATCTGAACGATCGGAGTACCACGGAACAGATTAATATAACCCGTTCTATGAATAGCGTCAATATCTTCAGGAGAATAAACTCCTTGAATAGCGCTACTTGTTGCACCAGAACCGTAGGTAGTAATTGGAACGATTGCATCCGGTCCCATAGCACCTACGAACTCGGGCGGAGCAAAGATTACAGCGCCGTCGCCATATGCTCTTACAACAGTGATAAGTTTCTGCATCTTATCGCCATCGAAACCGCTGACAATTTCCTTATTTGCAGCAGGACGATCAGAATCATTTAGAGCAGCTCTCAGAGCCTTGTGAACTTCAAGATAAACTGCATCTGTAAGACCTTCAGTAATAATGGATACTACTTCAGCCAGAGATTCAACACCATCAAGCATTCTCTCGAAATCAATGGTAGCTCCACCACCGACTGCGTGAGCCTTTACTGTAAATGTTTCGCTATCAAGACGGAAGGTTTCATATACACCAGAAAGACCTACCTGAGTAAGGAACTTCTTAGCACGCTGTCTACCAACACCTCTCTTAAAGATAGCCTGTTGACCCTGAGGTACTACCTGTACTTCAGCAAAAGCGCTTAAAGCACTGATAACTCTCTTAGGCATAACTTCATCTACAGTATCAATAACAATATCATAAATATCATAACGATTTTTCATGAACTGGTTTACAGAACCAGCAAGTTCTTTTAAACCATCCAGGAAAGCCGCATTTACATCAATGTCCTGATTAGCATAGCAAGCAGGTACGGTACCCTTAGCGGCATGAAGGGCGATTTCTTTTAATTCTTTAATAGTCATTTTCTCATACCCTCCTTAGCAAGAATAAACCTGAAGCTTAACAGCTTTCTGTCCATCAGGCATTGTTGTGTACTCAACAACTCTCATAGCAAGACCACTAGTCGGCGCACTAGAAGAGATTGCAGGAGTACCATCTGAACCTACAGAAGCATACAGGTTAGTTGTCTTATAACTACCAAGAGCAGAAATAAATGCTGCCTCTGTAGCAAACTCAGTATCATTATAACTAATGCAGTTAGTTGTGTATTTGTCACCTACTGCAAGGTAACCAATTCTCGGTAAAAAGTCGTCTGTTGGGTTAAGAGCAAAATCTTTCAGACCAGTTGCTCTTTCATCATATAGATGTTCTGCGCTATAAACAAGACCGATTGGAAGTTTTTCGTCACCGCTAGGTGAGCAAGTACGCTTAACATTGTCTACATGAAGTAGCATACCATTCTCGACTTTCTTACCAGAAAATGCGGATGCATCAGGCGCGCATTGAGCCTCAATACGACCGTCTCTACGGAAGGCACAGTTGTTAATTTCAACCTGGCCATAACCGTCAATAGTCATTCTTTGAAGAGCCATTTCATAAATCCTCCGTATTATTATTTCTTATAACGAGCTAAAATTTCTTCTACACCGGTTCTAGGAACGTCAGTTGGTAAAATACCTCCTGTTCTTTCCGGCGTTAATGCAGCGGAGTTGGTCTTTTTCAGTTCATAAGCAAGATGCATATCAAGCTCCTCTGGAGTAAAATCATCAAATTTTTCGCGGTAAGATTCAAGCAGATCTTCGGATAATTTGTTGTTGTACTCGGCGACTACAGCCTCTTTTGACTGGGTCTCGATATTCTTCTTATATTCTTTTAAAGATTCGTTCTCTGCTGTAAGTGTTGCAATATTTTCCTGAGCTACACTGTAGCTAGATTGAACTTCTTGCACTTCTGTTTTTAAAGTAGAGTTCTCTTTAGTCAACTCTTCAATTTTGTTGCTAAATTCTGCACAATCAACGGCATTTTTCTCTGCATTAGTTAAATCTTCTTTTACTAATTCATATGTATCTCCGTTTAGTGCGCGAAGAGTATCAAGAGTCTTCTTCTCATTTTCAGTTACGTCTACTATATAAACCGTAACTCTTTCACCAAGAGTCACTGAATCATCTTCATCATTTTTAGTGTAAAATACTCTTTCAAAATTGCCAGTTTCATAATTAACAACAAGAGCATAATCATCAAAGACACTGCAAATACCATAAGTAACTGTCCAGTTATTATCAGCATTATACTCTTCGTTTAGTAATTCCCAAATAGCATCATGTTTCTGGCTATCAGAAAGCTTAAAGTTTAACTTAGGCATTTCCGATCCTCCTTCATAACTATATTCTTTAATTTTTTGAATAGCTTCCTCAATAGTTTTCTGAAGAGAAAAGAAAGAAGCACCTTCAAAACAAGGTTCAACCTTATCTCCTAAAACCTGAAGTCCTAAGAAACTACCATGGTCGAAAACAACGTACTTCATTCCATTTATAATAGACATATGGTACTGAAGAGAGGGTTCATAAAGTTCCATTGATAAACTCTTCCCTACTATTTTTGAAGCTTCAGGATATAAAGCAGAGTATATATATACATCAGTACAAGCATATACTCTTTCTACTCCATCTTCATCAATATGACTTTCCCAAGAAAAATTGTTGTTCTCAGGAACAATACCATAAATCCTACCTTCTGCTCTTGAATTACCGTGATCTGTATAATCACCGTCCCCATAAATACCTTTTACGGGTACATAAGGAAGAGTTGTAATGAGTTCATTAGCAAATTCTTCTGTGATATAAGTACCGTTTCTGTTTTCGTTTCGGTAAAAAATTCTGCATCGAGCCTTTGTTAGAATGTCATTTACTTTTTCAAAATCTCCATAAATACTAATGGGAAACTCTAACATTTCTTTATTCATTATCAGAGCCTCCTTGACGATCTAATGATTGCTCATTTTGAATCGTTTTTTCAGCTTTTTCTTCTATTGGTTTTTCAGGCGCGCCAACATCATTTGATGACTCAGTATAAGAAGAATATAAAGGAATTAATTTTTCCCTTAAATCAAGAACATCATTCTCAAGAGCCTTTAGGTTGATAAGTTGCTGTTGATTGATACCCATCGCCGCAGACACATATAAGAAACTATAACCGCTTTGCGCGAGCTTTAATGCATCTTTTATTATATCACTTTGAGTATATAAACTTACTGGTAAAACTAAATATTTAAAATCAATATTACTATTACCAAATAAGAAGTTAGTAATATAAGTTATAAAACGGGCGTACTTCGTAGCAAGAATCATCATTATAGAAATGTCATTCTTAATAGATGTTCCTAAAGCCTGAGAACCCGTCGGTGCGAATATCTGAGCACTTACACCTGCTTCAGAATATACATTTTGAAGCATTTTTTCTATTGATGTTGACACATTATCTGCTGACGTTTTAGAAATAATAGCATCTACATCAGCATAAGTTGTCAAAATAGAAAGATTAGGATTCTTCTTCATCATATTAACGGCGCCACGATGCATCTCGCGCGCCTCGTCTGGCTCAAACAGTAGCTGGCCATCATTTAAATGAGGAATTTTCTGTACTATAATCTTTCTAATTTCTTCAAGCTCTCTTTCTCTTTCAGTATCCACCGCATCATCATATTGTATTGTATTAGGAATAATATCAACAAACAATGGACGATGGTCATCAAAGAAAGAAAAGCATACGCCAATATCTGCGGGAAGTATTAACCACGAAGTATCTGTTTTTCCTTTACTGTATTTCTTATAAAAAGAAGATACTATAGAAGGATAGGTTTTTAACGCAGTATCTTTTATTGCGGAATCAAAAATAGAATCAAAATAACTAACATCAAATTCTACAATATCATTCCCGTAAATATCTCTAAAACGAGAGCGAGCATAACCAGAAGGAAGATCAAATATAACTAATTTCTCTTTATTAAGAGTTTGAATTATACCATAATAACATCCATCAATAAGCGCACGGATAGACATTCTTGTCATTAATTCTACTAAGTTGGCTTTATCAAGATATTTTACCGCCGCGTAATACCTTTTTTCGATATGTGAACTGGAGAGTTTCTGACCGAATTTTGGATTAGGTATCAATAAACCTGAATATGTTAAAAGCGACGCGTAGTATAAAACTAATTTCTTATAAAGACCATTTCTTTCATAGAAATAACGGGAAAGCCTTTGTATTTCTACTGGATCGGTAGAACCTAATATTCTTTCCACCTCTTCAAAACTATAATCTTTTTGGAAAGTCGTAATCTGCCATCTACCACCACTATTCCAAGAAGATTCGTTTGAAGCAACCATATCATCCATTGCTTTTTTGAAGGTAGCTATGTCAACAGTTTTTTCTTTCACTGACTTTATGCCCCTCCTGTATAAAAAATTAACGTCCGTCCACTAAAAGCAGATTTTCTTTTTTGCTTTTGGTAAGCTTCTTCTTCTAACTCTTTAATTCTCCACTGCCCGTAAGCAAAAGCAGAATATTTATCTTTAGGAAAACGTGAGTTAATTTGTTCCAAAGTTATGTCTGTGCCGGTTCTTTTAAGTCTTAAATTTGCCATCTCATCAAACAACTTTGTAGTAAGTTCATGAGGAAGTAAACGCTTTACTCGTTTTTCTACAGACATTTTTGAACCGACCTTTGACGCAAGTAGTTTTGCCCGTGCTTCCTGCTCTGTGATTAAAAATCTTACCATGCCGCTGTTTAGTCTTGTATAAGCATTCCCATGAATTTTTGGATTCAAAACTCCAGTAGCTTTCATGGAGTATAATATCATAGATGCATCCTTGGGTTGAATTTTTTTATAATCATCATTATTGAAAAATCCATACGCGGGAAGAACATTTCCAAATATATCTGTTTGAGTCCTAATCATTTCATCGGCAAGTCCAATACCCAAGCCGTTGCAGTCAATCACGACCTCGCGCGGATTATATCTTTCAATAAGAAGCTTTAAATCTATAGCTTGCTGATTAAAAGTTTTAGTTTCCGCTTGTCTACCCAATACCTCTAAATTAACAAGAGTAGAATAATATTTATTATCCCTTATGTTAACTCTGAAGATACAAGCCACTGTCTGGTCTGACAATCTACCTACGTCTACTGATATTAAGTAAAAAACATTAGGTTCTCCTCTAAACTTTTGCTTCAATTCCGGATTTTTTAAGCGTCGATATTTTTCCATCTTATCAAGTCTGAACCAGGACTCTTCTGATCCACCAAGCCAAACTCCCATATACTCACTAGCAAAAGTGCTTTCATTATAAGAAGGAGATAGTTTTAAATCCCTAACATACTTTCCATCAATAAGACCGTGCATTACGGGGATTCTATAGTCAAGACCTATGCAAAAATTTCTTTTAGGATCAATGATAGCTTTTTCAAAAGTATCTATTAAAGCCTCATAGGCATAAGAAGACTTCATCCCCGCCGAAGTAGCATAGATAACCTGTGTGTTTATATTTTCATAAGGGTTAACAAGTCCATTAGCCATTCTTCGAGACACATTCATCTGAGGTAAAATAACCTCACTAATCATCTGACCATCCTGGTCTCTAACCTCATCTATTAATGTAGCGTGCGTACGAATACCACGGTCAGAATTAATCGCACCACCAATAGATAAACGCGACCCATTCTTAAAATAAAGGTCGCAATAATCTTTACCGAAATTCGCATGAGGCGCGCCGCCTACTTCTTCCAATTCTTTCTTTAATAAAGGCCATATGCGCCAAATCTCTTCAATTTTTTGTCTTGATATTTTTGCTGCCTGATTTTTATTAGGAGCCACTATAGAGCCAACATGATTAGGAATAAACATACACTGCATATATTTACCTAATATAGAAAGAAAGGTTTTTGAAGTAGCACGCGCGGCAGTAATATAAAGAGTAGTATATCTCATGCAGGCGCGCAGAAAAACTCTTTGATAAGGAAAAAGAGTAAAACTTGAATTAACCGGTTGAATAGTGTCTAGGTAAATGTCCGGATAAGCAGAAAAAATTTGCCAGTATTCCTGTAACAAATTTTCATTTTTCTCTAACCACTCGGGAGTTATAATAACACCCTTTTCCAACTCTATGCCCTGTCTATATATTTTCTCTTTTACGTTAAAAGAAAAAGGTTTAGGCTCGCGCAGTTTAATAATATTACTTTCCTCATTGTTCATCTATATCTACCTCAAACTCTTCTTCCTCTCCCTCAACTATATAGCCCGCATTATCATACTCGTCAAGATCAAACTCTTTTTCTAACTCAAACACATTCTCTTCCAATTCTGTAGCATTTTGAAGAGATTGAAGTCTTTGTCCAATTTCATCACCAATTCCGCCTTCATTTATATAAAGCCTCTGGTTATAATTCTCAATATTCTTTAGAGTTTCATCAATAACATCTCTCGTTACATTATCATAAAATTTATTTATGTGTCCTCTCTTCTCAAGCCACATACCTACTTCTGCGAAAGAATCAAAGTCGACCGCATTCTTTGTATTTTTTGGAGTAAATTCCGCAATTTTAACTAATCTATCATAGCTTGAAAGAAGTTTATCAACATCTTTATCTCCAGCACGAATCTTACTATCAATCTCTAAAGATAACTTACAAATCTTTCGCGCCTGATCTATAGGGAGCGCGCCATTAACTGACTGGGACACCAACAGTCCCTTATATAAATCTTCAAGATAATATAATTCTTCTTCTGAGTAATTCTCTCCCCAGGTCTTTCTAAGAACTTCAAGTTCATGTTCATGGACAAGCGGAATCTCATCCTCTAACATTCCTACTTCTCTTAACTTCTTATATTGTTTAAAATAATCTCCCCATCCAATAGACTTATAATCATCAGAAGAAAAAACATTAGCATAAATAGGCCAGGTATTCTCTTCGCCATTTAACTCTGCTAACCGCTCCCATTCCTTTACAATAAAAGGAATATCACTCCATTGACAAACTTTATCTATAACTTCCCAGTCAAAATTGTTCTCGCGCAAAAAGTCGCAAATACAATCATTACAAACTGGTAAGACTCCTTCGGGATAGAAAATGGAATGAGTCTTAGCAAAATTATCCCCCAAATTCCCGCATTTCACGCATTTCTTAAATAGCGCGGCCTTCTTCGGAATTTTTGGTACTATCGCCATCTATAACTCCTCCCTTATCAGAATTAGCCTTATTTAAAATTTTCAGCAATTCCTTTTTCTTTTTTCTTGATAGCTCATTATATTTCTTCATTATATCTTCAAAGATCTCGTCAAAATCTCTTGGTAGAGATTTTCCTTCACTATCTTTCTCTTCTTTTACCAGGCGGGCGCCCGTTAAAGAAGCGAGTCCTACAAAAATTTCAGGCTGTTTAATCTTTGAAATTTCAATCATAAACTTATCATTTAATTCCATTCCTCTACTCCTTAACCTTAATTCTCTTTATTTTCTCGCACTTCTTACATCGAGGAGAAAATCCATCGCTAGACCTAGCTCTTTTAACAAAATTAATCTCATCCATAAGTAGAACTCTGCCGCAATCTTTACACTTTTTGAAGTTTTCTGGAAAGAAAATATTCTCCAAGACTTCTCTATGTCTGCGCGCGGTCTGCGCAATTCCCTCTAAACATTTCTTACAATATAAAGTAGAAATATAATTGGCTCTATACTTCTTCCCATATTTTTGATTAATAAAATTTACAATATCTTGATTCTGTACCTTTTGAATTTTTAAATCTAATATATCTTCTAAAATAGGATCTAAGTTACTAAGTTTCCTATAAACCATGGCGGCGCGCATAAATAAGCCCCTATTAGAATAAATAGAATCTTCAGGTTCTTCTAACTCTTCCCACATACTAAAAAGTGCATATAGGTGATCCGTATTTGTAAAATCAAAATACTTTTTTGTACCCGCCGCAGTATAAGCCAGCTTTTCTGGCTTCTCTACCTGTTCCTTTCTTTCATATTGACTTCCATCCCATAAAATTTTACTAATACTAATTAGCTCTTCCTCTCTAAAATCTTCGGGTTCCGGAAACCTATCCTCTCTAAAAATCTTTTCTCCTAATTCTCCTTTGAAGGGAAGTCCAATCGGTCTAACTAAAATTTCTTCACCAAAAGTCGGCCCGATTCCCTCATTAAAATTAAAAGTAGGTCTACTTAAATGAGTCTCATTAAAACTATCCCTATACGTATATTGCTCTCTTCTCATTTCAACTAGTGAATGCTTGAGTTTTAAATAGTTATAAGGAGAAGTTTGTTCAGAAAGACTCTTAATATTTTGTTGTTCTTCTGGAGAAAATTTGTCTAAGAGAGTTTGACGAGGTGGATTTTTTCGCTTATTATGCGCCAGGTCGTAAAAATTGATTAGAAGTTCTGTTTTGTCGATTTCTTTCCAGAGTTGTTCAAGAGCAGATAGAATGTGCGGTGGGGCGTTTTTGCGCGCCTCTGAACGAGAAAAGACTTCTCGTGAGATTTTTGTCGGAGGGTCGGATGGCCCTTTTAGCATTGTTTCAGAAAAGTTTGGATTTTCGATTAAGGCATCGAGAGATTCGATTTTATTGGTGTCCCAAGTTCCGTATTTAGTTTCGAGTTCCAAGCCTTCTTGGCGGCCGTTTAGACCAGTTTCAGAATCTTTTCCCCATAAAATATATTTGGCCATTATATCAAGTTCGGACTCGTTGGGTGTAAAACGAATTTTTTGGAGGTAGTCTTGGATAAAGGTAAGACGTTCTGAACGAGTTTGAAGTTGGAAGTTTAGTTGTAAGCGATTCATTTTAGCTCCTTATATAAGCCAGACCAGTAGACTGGTCAGTAAGCCAGTGAGTAGACCAGCGAGTAGATTAGTAGAATTAATACTGGCGTATTGACTGGCGTATTTATTTTTCTTTCTATTCTTAGTATACAGAAAATTGGGGGAAAAGTCAAATTTTCGGAGTCACAATTTTTAAGAATCTCCTTATTTTTTATTTCAAAAGTCTTTTTAAATTTTTTATTTCAAAAGTCTTTGTTACCAGGTGGGAGGGCAGTTAGACGCGTCTAACTCCAGTTTCCTAAAACCAACCCCGGGTAGGCGTACCTAACCTGAGTTAGCCGCCCCTAATCGCAATTAGATATGTTTAACCTCAGTTAGGTACAGAACGTTATTTTATAAACATAAAAGACAGTCTATAAATTTTATAACATAGTAGCGATAAAAAGCAAAAATATGCAAAAAAAATTTTTTTAAAAAAATGAAAAAAGGGGGTTGACAAGCTTTTTTTAGTGTGTTATAGTGTATACAGAAACAAGGAAAACCGAACCGCAAAAGGGGGGTACACTATGAAACGTAAAACCTATTCTATCAATATAGACTACGTCTATGACTCCGCGCGCAAGGGCGCAAAGTATAGCTTTAACAACGGCGCAAGCTGGGTCAATGGTGGTGAGGCTATTGAGATTTTTGTTAAGTCAGCGCTGGGTCTCTCAGCTGAGAAAGACGCTAACACGCCCTTCGATGTAGACAGTGATATCCCCGAATACCACGCAAGCGTGAAAAGCTCCGCTTTTACCTTAACAAGTGAAAAGCTGGGTGAGACTTTCGAGGAAGTGAAAGCTGAATACTTCCGCCGGACGGCTAGCACCTGCACAGTATATGGATACGCTACAGAAGATACGCTGGTAACCTATTGGATGACAATGGAAGAGTTTGCAGAGTACCTGGACAAGTGGGGAACCTGGGAAGCCAGCCGCAAGGTAATCAGAGGAAAGAAGCTGAGTGGAAAGATGATAGAATGGTTCGAATCTAAGGTAGCGTAAGCTACCTTAGAGGGAAATCAGTAAGTATAGAGAGAAGAACACTATGAGAACAAGAGAAGAAGCTGAGGTAAGAATCAACCATTGGAAAGCTGGTTGTTCATGCTGGATATGAAAGACCATTGGAAAGCTAAAGATTGGATACGCTATTATAAGATGAAGAAGGAAGCTGAAAAGCTTAAAGAAGGATTAAAGGTAAAAGCTTAGGCTCTTACCAAACAAAAACCTTGACAAGATAAATAAAGTATGATATAATTAAGCTATCAAAGATGAGGAGATAAAGCCATGACAAGAGAAGAGATGTTAGATGAGGTTATTAGAGTAAGAGGGTTTGAGGATAGGTGGACAATCTGGTTTGCGGAACTAATGGAGAGTGAGACAATCTCTGATAGTGCTTTACAGAGTGCAATGGTTGCGGCGGTTGTAATGCCTTTCGATGATGAAGATGAGGATGAGTAGTCCTCATCTCTTTTACGCGTGGAGTATCAGCGCCCGGGCGATTTAGATTGTACACAATCTAAAATTTTTTATAAAAACTACTTGACAAAGTCTTATAAATAATGTATAATATAATTACAAAAAGAAAGAGAGGGAAATAAAAAATGGGAGTTTATGAAGAGTTAGTAGAATATTTTGAGAATGGTTATGAAATATTCTTTGGTTCTTATTATGGTGATGATGATGAACCGATAGAGAGTTTACAGGAATTAGAATGGGCGTATAAGGATTCTACTTGCGATTCTCTTTATATAGCATCCGTCGATGTTGATGATGAAAACCAATCCGTTTATGTATATGTAGGAGATGATGAGTAATGGTGTATCTGTATATTTTTTGGATTATTTTATTCATTTTAAATTTAGTTGTTCTCTATATGTTTCGGCATTCCGAAAAATTTTTTAAAGACAGATTTAACAAAAGTTAAGTCTGTCTAACCTTGCCCGGGCGCGCCGTCATTTTGCATAAATTTTTTCTATTTTTTTGTATAATTTTTTACTTGACTTTATAGAAAAAATATGATAATATATAACCATAGAAAACAAAAAACCCTTTCCTTTCCTAAAACTTTATAAGAGGGATTAAGGGGTAAGTGGCTTGAGGTTTGACGAGTAAAAAATTTTGCGGCGACCAGTCTCCCGTGGGATTTTTAAAAGCTTACTAACCATATCCCCTCCCTCTAAAAAATTTTTCAAAAAAATTTAAGAGGAAAAAAAGATGTCATTAAATAAAGCAATTCAATATAATAAAGAACATAGAAAACCTTTCACAGGTGCAAAAAGTATTTGTAAAAGTTGCCGCAATCATGGCGGTTGTCCGTGGTGTGAAGGCAATAGGAAATATAAATACAAAAAAGTTGAAGAAAAAACAGAAAAAGACTTGACAAATTTTGAAAAATATAATATAATGTAATTACAAAAAAAGAAAGGAGATTCCTAAAATGTGTATAATGGATGGAGTTGTAATTGCAGGTTGTGCTTTTGGATTATATATAATTGCCCTTATTGATGAAGGAATTAAGCAATTCAAAAAGAGGTTAAATGAAAAGAGAGGAAAATAAAATGGAAAATGTTCATATAAGATATGAGGGCGATTTATTTCTCACAGGACTTGCGCTTTTATTTATTGCACTAAAATTGTGTGGCGTTATTCATTGGTCGTGGTTGTGGGTTCTTTCACCACTTTGGATTCCTTTTGGATTGATAGTTATATTTATCTTAGTTATTTTAGTTTGTAAAATTATAAAAAAGGGTTGACAAAACAAAAGTAGTGTGATATAATAAAGAAAAAAAGAAAGAGAGGATTTCATATGGCATTTATTTTCGTTTTCATCTATTTTTCTGCATTATTCGTTGTAGCAAAAGAGGATTGAAGGAAAAAAACAAAATCAAGAAAATTTAAGAAAAATGATTGACAACTTGAATTATATATGATATAATTAAATCAGAAAAACGGAAAGACTTGCATCCAGTGGTTCGATGAAGATGGAAAATTTACTGGAAAAATTGAATGGGTATAGAGGGAAGAATATGAAAGATATAATTAAAAGAGAAACAGTAAAAGATTATACTTCTTGGGATTTAAACGCAAAATGTGTCAGAGTAAAAAATAGACAGGAACTTGAATCTAAATTCAAGAGAAAAGCAAGAAGAAAAAATCGAGAAAATTTAAGAAAAATGGTTGACAACTTGAATTATATATGATATAATTAAATCAGAAAAAAAGAAAGAGAGGAATTTATATGGAATGGACAAAATGGTTTTCTGTTGATGAGAGGTTGCCAGTATCAGGTGACACCGTGCTTGCGTATGATGGTTCAGATATGTTTGTAGCGTGGTGTTTTATTGACACTGATGAAAACTGCGTGCGATGGCATAGTTTTGATTCCAATTTCGATAAAGATACACCGATAATAAAATGGATGCCATTACCAGACCCACATGAAGACTGAAAAATAAATAGTATAGATGGGCGCAAATGTATGTTTGCGCCTTTTTGTGGTCTTGAGTGCAAACGTCCTTTAATTATAGTTAGACGTGTCTAACTTTTACCCGGGCGAGGTTAAGCGAGTCTAACTAAAATTAAATAAAAAAATACTTGACAAAACAAACTAAATGTGATAATATATAATCAGAAAAGGAAAGAGAGGTAATAAAAATGATTAATATTAGAACACTTAGAAAAATTTCTGATAATGGCGGTCTCACTCTTAAGAATGGCAAACCGATTTCCTATAAAAGCGGATGGCAAGTAGCAACCGAAGGAATCGAAACTACAGATATTCTTGAAGCGATGAAAGCAATTAAAGGATATAAGGGAAATTGCGGAATTTGGTTCTCTGATGGAATCTGGTACATAGATAAAAGTAAAAGAGTAGATACAAAGCGCGAAGCCATGGAGATTGGGCGCAAGTGCAATCAGATTTCTATTCTTAGATGGCGCGATATGGGTTTGGCGTACTGCTAAACCCATATCGAATATTCGTTTTTTTTGCCCGGGCGCCACGTAGTTAGACGAGACTAACTAAAATTAAATAAAAATTTTTTTAAAAGGGGTTGACAAACCATAAACTCCGTGCTATAATGTATACATAAGGTGAGAGATGGCAGAACGAGAGAAGGTCACAAGTCGACCGTATAAGACCATTTGACGAAAGTCCCCACCACCGCAAGCCGAAGTCCAACTTTGCGGTATATAAATGTGAGGCAACAGCGCACGCTCTTGGAAGTGCGAGGGTGGTTGGATTGAGAGAAAATGAGTTCGAGAGGTTTATCCCTCTCGGACTCGGCGCCCGGGCGCCGTTTTGTTATTTTGCACAAAAATAAAATCAATTTTTGTATATTTTTTTTCTTGACTTTTTATATATTAAGTGATATAATATATACATAAGATAAAGAAAAGGAGAAAAACAAAATGGCAATCATTAAACTTGACGGTTATGTAATCGGTACGGAAAGAATTGAAGAAATCAACATAAGAGAACTTGAAGAAAATGGTTTCGTTGTTGTTATAAAGTAAAACGTATGTATTAAATATAATAATAATAACTGAAAGGTAGGAGAAAATATGAAAGTTGAACTTATTTATTCCACTAAAGTAACTGTTTACTTTGATGACCTTTTTGAAAGAACAATGACAGGAACTCTTGGAGAAATTCTTGATGAAGTAAAACTTTTAATGAGAGGATATAATTTTTCAAAGAGTGAACTTGTAGATGGTTTTACTGGTGAAATTATAGCCATTGTTAAAACAGAAGTTTAGTGCTTTAATGCACTAAATTTCTGCCCGGGCGCGCCGTCATTTTGCACAAAAAAAGACAAGAATTTTGTACACTTTTTTTTCTTGACAAATAAATAAAAATATGATAATATAATTATAGAAAATAAAGGAAAGGCGGTAAGGATATGGTAAAGGAAATTTGGTTTGATATGGACGGAACAATCGCAAATCTGTATGGTGTTGATGGTTGGCTTGATATGCTTATCGCTCAGGATTCTACACCCTATGAAGTAGCCGCTCCTATGGTGCGCATGGCAACGCTGGCAAGGTTGTTGAATCGTCTACAGAGACAGGGTTATAAAATTGGAGTTATCTCTTGGCTGAGCAAAACTTCCACCCCCGAATATGATAAAGCTGTCACAAAAGCAAAAAGAGCTTGGCTTGCAAAGCATTTAAAAAGCGTAAGGTTCGATAGAATAGATATAGTAAAATACGGTACACCAAAACAGAAAGGTAGAAACGGAATCCTGTTTGATGACGAAAAGCCGAATCGTGAAAACTGGAACGGCACTGCCTACAATGTAGACAACATTATCGAGGTATTGAAGGGGCTTGCATAGCCCTTTCTTTCAATGCGCCCGGGCGAACTTGTTCACCCGAGTTATTATAACACATTGGGAGAGATTTGTCAATAGGCAATTCATACAAATATTTTCTATAAAATTTGTGTATTCTGACATATTGCATTTTCATAAAACTTGTGATATACTTTAATTACAGTAAAGGAAGAAGATAAAGTTAAATATTATTATGAAACATGGAGGTATTGATTATGTATATTATTACTGTATTAACTTCTGGGAAGTACCATAATGTAACACTTGGTCATCGGGTTGCTTTTACTCGATTTGGTTTAAAATATATGACAAATAACTTCTATGAATGTGATTGTAGTTTTACAGTAGAAAAAACCTTTAAATTACATAATTTAGTCTTTGGAACGAAATTAATTTATTTCAGAAAGGCAAAACGAGAGTACAAGTAATCGTCCTCTCGGGCGCGCAAGCGTCCGCGCCCGGGCATTTTATCACAGGAAAGGAGTGTTTGTCAAGAGAAAATTTTAAGAAAAAATAAAAATTTTTTTGAAGTTTTTTCTTGACAAATTTTAGATTTTTTGATATAATTTAATTACAGAAAGGGAAAAAATCCCATAAATAGAAAGGAGAATATAAATGTATATTGATGAAACAGCAAAAATGGAAGCTTATTTTAATGATCGAGAAAAGGAATCTTTTATTGATACTATTGGAATCCTTGAAAAATTAATTGACAAAATGATAGACTATGAACGTCGTTATATTGAATATGATAATTATGATGATGATGGTTATAATGCTTATAGTATTGTAACAATTAAAGATGTAAAAGAAACACTTGAAAATATTAAAGAGATGAATTTTATTTATTAAAGAAAGGAAAACAAAAATGAAATGTTATATGGTATATGTAGACAAAGTTAATTATAATGAATACGATGCTTGTATTGTGTTGGCTGATTCCGAAGAAGAAGTTCGTAGTATGTTTAAAAAAGAAGAATCTTATGAATATATTCCTGGAATAGAAGAGGATGTTTACTTTTATAACTATCAAGGAAAAATTCATATAGAAGAAGTAACAGAAAAAGGTTTGGTTCTTGCAAGTTTTAATGCAGGATAAATGAAAGGAGAAGAATAAAATTTTAATACCGAGAAGGCGCACCCTTCTCGGGTGTGCTTTGCACACCCGAGTAATTATACCGCCCGGGGTGCAACTTTGTCAATAGGAAAACTTCACAAATTTATAAAAAATATTTTGTTTATTTTGTCTATTGCCTTTTTTTTATATTGTGATATACTATAATTACCGAAAGGGAAGAAAACAAAAACACACAAAAAGAAAAGGAGAGAGTAAAATGAAAAATAATAATACAAAAAGAGTAGGTCTTGGTTTCTTTGATGCTTTAACAATCGTATTCATTGTATTAAAACTTTGTGGCGTAATTACTTGGTCATGGGTATGGGTACTGGCGCCACTGTGGGGACAGATTGCAATAATTTTACTAATTGTAATTATTGGTGTTTCTATCGTATTGATAAGGGACAGAAGATGCAATGGAATGTTTTTTTAAGTAAGACATGGAGAGTGAAAAAATGTTTGCTTTCTTAATTGTCGTAACAGACGAAAAACAAAAATAAAAAACCTTTTCCTTCCTTAAAAAAGAGTAGAGATTTTTCTCTACTCTTTTCCTTTTCTCGAGCGTGCGCGCACGCCCGAGCAATTATACTACTTCGCGCCGGATATGTCAATAGTAAATTTTAACAAAAATTTTTTATTTCTTTGTGCAAAATTTTACTTGACTTTTTTTCTCTTTTCTGATATAGTATATATAGAAAGAGAAAGGAGATTTCTAAAATGAGAGAATTTTTCTGTATCGAAGAACCTTATACTTTCGAGGTCATGGATTTATTTTCCGTCATCACTGTATTAAACGTGGTTTTAGTTCTTGTAGGTCTTTGGTGGGCGCCAATTATCGGACTTGTAAATTGTGCTTTAAACATTCTGTACAGTGTAAAGCATAAAAGTCATATAAATGGTTATGTGATGCAGATTGCACTCATTGTATTAAATAGTTATTTTTTAACTTTATAAAAAAGTTCTTGACTTTTTAACTTTTATAGTATATAATATAATTACAAAGTTAAGGAAAGGCTTTTAAAACTTCTGATAAAACCCCATAGGAGTGTGTAAGGAAGTCAAGGTGCGCACAGGGTTGAAAAAATCTTTTTAAAAGGGTCTTGACAAACCTTTCCTACTTTGATATAATAAAGAAAAAAGAAAGCGAGGATTTAAAAATGACAGAGTGGTACAATTTCCTTTATGAAATCGTTGGAGAAGAAAGCGACCTTTGCGGAGAAGAATTTCTCGTTGCGGTTAATGTACCTTGGGAAAATGCGCAAGATTATGCAAATGGTATTGCAAGAACATCATTTCCCAATGAAGAAATCAGAGGTTATGGTTATGTAACCGAAGAAGAAGCGGAAATGATGGGACTTGATACATACTAAAAAGAAAAGGACTTAACAAAAGTTAAGTCCCTTTAACTTTACCCGGGCGCGGCGGATTAAGGCATAATCTTATATTATATCATATTATTTCTTTCTTGTCAATAGGCAAATTACACAAATTTTTCTTTTTATTTTTGTCACTTTGTATATTGCAATTTTTATAAAATAGTAGTAATATAATATATGAAAGGTGAGGGAAGTCTGGCGACTATCCCAAAACCCTTCAAAAAAAAGTTAAAAAAACTCTTGACAAACTCCTTAAAATCTGATATAATAAAGATACAAAAGAGGTCAAGAAAAACTTCTTAAAAAAGTTAAAAAAAGACTTGACAACTCTTTAAGAATCTGATATAATAAAGGTACAAAAAGAGAAAAGCCTTTAAAAAACTTCTTAAAAAAAGTTAAAAAAAGACTTGACAAGCAACCGAAAAGGTGCTATAATAAAAGTGTAAAAAGGAAGAGATAGGAACTCTTCCATAACAAATAAAAATTGCGCCCACTGCATAAGTGTGGGAGAAAGAGGTCTATTATGACAAAGAGAATGTTTCTGGAAGCTGTAGTAAATGGTTCTGAGCTTACTGATGAGATGAGAGCTTTCGCTCGTGAGACTATTGATAAGCTTGACGCTACAAATCGGTCTCGCTCCGCTAAGGTCGCTGAAAAGCGTGCTAAGGAAGATGCTCCGCTGATTGCAAAAATCATGGAGTACCTCGCCGCTAAGGGTACTGGTGCTACCGCATCTGAAATCGCTAAGGAAGTAGAGGTCTCTACCGCAAAGGCTTCCGCTCTGTGCGCAAAGCTTGAGCGTGAGGGTGAACTCGTCTCCTCCAAGGCTAAGGAGCGTGCGCCTAAGGTCTACGCTATTCCGTCTGATGCGGAATAATCCCAAAGGGGGAAAGGGTCTTTCGACCCTTTCCCAATAACTAAATAAAACTTGACAAAATTTAAAATTTATTATATAATAAATATAGAAAATGAAAGGGCGTAGACTATCTGCGCCCGGATAACTTCATTTCATATTTGCCCGGGCGCGGTTAGACAAGTCTAACTAAAATTAAAGAAACTTTTTTAAAAAAGTTGTTGACTTTTTTCTTATTCTGTGGTAATATAATACTTGTAAGGAACAGAATAAACGAAAGAGAGGACTTAAAATGAAAGTTATCGTTCTTGACACGGAGACTACTAACTCTATTGATGACCCCATCTGTTATGATATTGGGTGGGCAGTAGTTGATCCTGAAACTGGAGAAATTTTTAAGACAAGAAGCTTTGCGGTAGCTGAGATTTTTCTTGATAAAGAGCTGATGAGCTATGCGTATTTTGCTGATAAAATCCCCTCTTATTGGGATGAGATTAAACGTGGAGAACGGAAACTTGCTCGCCTCTATAATATTAGAAAGGCTTTACAAGCTGATTGCAAGAAATATTTCATTTCTGAAATTTATGCACACAACGCTCGATTTGATTATCGTTCGTGCAATCTCACGCAAAGATTTTTGACTTCTTCTAAATATCGTTATTTTTTCCCTTACGGAATAACGATTTGCGATACGCTAAAAATGGCAAGGGAAGCCTTCAAGAATTGCCCAGAATACTGCGATTTTTGTGAGAGAAATAACTATAAAACTGAGAAAGGACAAAACCGTTATACCGCTGAAATTCTTTATAGGTTTTTTACAGGTGATAATGATTTTATGGAAGAGCATAAAGGTCTTGATGATGTTAGAATTGAAAAAGAAATTTTAAAAGAATGCTTGCGAAGAGGTATTACAAAAAGTGCGCTTTGGTCTTGACCAAGGCGCCCGGGCGCGGTTAGAGACATCTAACTAAAATTAAAGAAAAATTTGAAATTTATGCTTGACTTTTCTGAAAATATCGTGTATAATCTTATTAAAGAGTTAAGGAAAGCGCGCAACTCCCAAAAAAAATTGAAAAATTTTTTAAAAAGTCCTTGACAAACCAAATAAAGTATGCTATAATAAGTATATAAAAAAGAAAGAGAGGTAACTACTATGACAAATTCTAAAAAGGCACTCCGTGAAGCACTTCGTGAAAAGTATATGGACGCAATCTCTAAGTTCCTTGAGGGAGCTGATGAGGAAGTCCTCGTCACTAAGTCCAACGAAATCGCTATCCCTTGCGTAGACGCTGAGGGTAATGATGAGTTCGTGGTCGTGACCTTTAAAGTCCCCACAGGCTCTCGTGATGGTGACCCCTATGACGGCTACGATATGGCAGAAGCCTATAAGGAACACGTAGCCGCTAAGGCAGAAAAGGCGAAAGCCGCCGCTGAGGCTAAGGCTCGTAAGATTGCGAGAGACAAGGCTGAGCGTGAGGCTAAGGCTAAGGCGAGAGCTGAGGCTAAGGCTAAAAAGGAAGAGGCATAAGCCTCTTCCTTCCCCCCCTAAATCTTAAAAATGAGAAAGGAAAAAACAATGAAAAAGAATCGTAAAGAGCAAAGAATGGAAGAGATGAATCGCAGAATTGCTATTATCAAAGATTTTGCAAATAAGATGGGCTATGAGACTTACGAAGAAGATTATAATAATTGCTTCAATGGTAGGCCTTGTCACTGTATTGAATTGGGAGGTGTGGTAGATAGCGAAGGTAATTCGTATTCTTGGGCATGGTATCGAGATACTTACGAAGAAGTTTAAAAAAAGAAACGGAAGAGGTGTAAGCCTCTTCTTTTTTTCGATTTTATTCTACGAACGTAAAGGGCGCCGGGTAGTTACCCGGGCGCGTATTATACCACAAGTTTCAAATTTTGTCAAGAGGGAATTTCAAAAATTCTCTCATTTTTTTATTGCCGAATTTTATAAAAATAGAAAAAGTTCCTAAAATGGAGCGGCACTCTATAAATACTTATAAAATTTTTACTACTCGAACAAATTTTCTCTATATAGATAAAATTCTCTCTATAATAATAGACTCTATAAGCACTTATAAAATTCTCCCATGAGCTGCAAAGCAAGCTGCAAAGCTGCAAGGCCGTAGAATATAGTGGTGCGGCTGGGAGCGGGATTTTCACCCGAGAGACAAATTCCCTGAGCTGGAACGCTCTCCATTTATAAAAAATTTTGTGCAGCTGGAAAAGCTGCGCAGCTGGGAGCGGCCATGTCTTAGGGGGAAAAAGTGTTTTTTTAATATTATATCACAATTTTGAAAGAAAGTCAAATTTTCAGCCGCATTATTTTCCTAGAATTTCTTTAAAAAAAAAGAAGAGAGATTTCTCTCTCTTCTTCTCTATTCTCATATAATTGCTTCTACTTAAGCTTCGGGAACTCTTACGTATCCAACCTGCTTACCCTTGCCAGTTACCTTTACCTCAGCCTTCTCTACCTTACCCTCAAGGATAAGACCCTTTACAAGGTGCGGAATTGCCTGAGGCTTAATCTCTACTCCAGCTTCCTGGATAAGAGTAGTTGCTGTCTTAGGCTCGTCAGTCATTACTGCGTAGATAGCCTCTCTAATCGGCGCCCGCTCAGCCTCCTTCTCAGCTGCCTTTGCGGCGGTAGCTACCTTACGAGCCTCATTACGAGCGTCAAGCTTGTCCAGAGTCTCCTTAGCAAAATCAATCATTTCCTCGTTCTCAACTTCTGCAATTACCTTCTCAAGAAATTCTCTCTGTGTCATAGTATTCTCCTTCTCGCGTAGGCCGCGACCCAAAATTAAGATTTTTATTTGTTTCCCTTTCGGGTTAAGAGAGGTTTAAATTTGTTTTCCTCTCTCACTTTCTATAATTATTATACTAAAGATTTATGAGTTTTTCAAATTTTTTTCGCTTAAAATTTTTAGAAGTTTTTTAAGTTAGCTATGTGTGCAGTAGGTCTCTTCCCATAACTCTCGCTTTTCTTTAATTAGTCTTAGAAGCTGCGAATCTTCCATATAGAAGGGATCAGCGCCCGCTCCGTAAATATTGAAGAGAAGCTGGGAAAAGCGCAAATCTGGATTAAGTAACCAGAGTTCTCTAAATTCGTTTAGGACTTTATCAATACGAGCTGGATCTCTCATTAAGTTTCTCCTTTCAGAAATAGGCTTTTGGAGCGGCCGCTCCGACTTTTTCTATTTTCTTTTTCTCTCACTTTCTATATATATTATAGAGGAAAATTGAGAAAATTTCAAATTTTTTAAAGAAGAAATTTTTTTCGGCGCGGTTTTTATATAGAAAATTTTTAGGATTTTTTAGGATTTTTTTTGGAATTTTTTCAGAAAATTTTCGGGCACTAGTAAGCTTTCTTATAAGCTTTCTTATAGGATTACTTATAAGCTTACTTATAAGCTTACAGGAATTTTTACAGAAATTTTTACAAAAATTTTTTACAAAATTTGTTTCTCTCTGAAAATTTTGCCAGGTACGTTTTATCACAATTCATTACGTTTTATCAAAACTCATCAAAACTCGTTACCGCTTATTATAACCTATAAGATCGCTATTGTACGGGACCCATCGATCGCCTATGGACGGACACGGGTTCTATAGCCTCTTATAAGCCAGATCCCATTTTCCGTTTTAGTTCTTTTTACAGAAAATTTCTCCCCGTTTTTCTCTCTAGGGTCTCACTCCTAATAAGTTCTCCTAATAAGTAAGCCTTATAGGAAAGGGTTTTCAGAGTTTTTCACACGATTCCCCTTTTACCCTCCCTTATAAGTAAACCTTATAAGTAAGCTTACTTATAAGCTTATAAGTAAGCCTTACAAGTTCCCGCGCCTCTTTTCCATTCGCGCTTCGCGCTCATTGGAAAAGGAGGTGCTCGGTTTCGACCTAAAAAATTTTAACCTAAAACCTTATATAATATAATTATAAGTTCCCTTTACATATTCTATGTAGATTTTTTTAAAAAGAAATTCTAAAATTTTTGTGACAGAATTTTCTAAAAATTTTTAAAGGTTTTCTTATGTGTTCTTAGCGCGGGCTTGATAAAATCCTAGAATCGCGCCAAGATACTGAAAAGCCTTGCCTTAAATCCATGATACTCAATCCAATTAATTGCCCACTGAGTAGCTGCCCACTCCTTTGACAAATCAAAATAAACAAAAGCTGCCTTTTTATCTTCTACCAAATTTTCAGGACTAAGCGCGCACATTATTCTAATAAAGTTCGATTCCTCTCCTTCGTCTGTATAGCTATCGGTAAAGTAATGACCGAGTTCGTGGAGAATCTGCCATAATTTTATAGAATATTTGTTTACTCTGCGGTATCCATGAGATTCTCTAACGTGCGCGAGAAACCATTTATAACCTCTTTCATTATCAGTACCAAGCGTCAAAACATTAGTTTCAAGATTTATATTGGTCTGGTCTTGTTTATTCATTCTAACACGAACACTCGGCGCAATTATTCTTACGATAAGTTTAGCTCCAATCATAGTAGACTCCTTTCTTAATGATCCCACTGAGGAAAACTATTTTCCCAAACCACTTCACCAGTCGTTGCATCAATAAAGCTATAGGTCATACCAGGTCTCCACCCTACATAGTATACATGGCGGCCGTTCATACAAATTTCATCAATATACATATCACTAGCTTCGCAATCACTAAAAGCATAAATTCTACTAACCTCAACCATCATCTTATCAATCTCACTAGAGTGGAAAGATTGTACATAAAATTCCTCAGGCTCATCTTCAAAACGATATACATAGTAGTTTCTTGCTCTCATAGTCTCTTCTCCTTTCAAATCTCTTTCTCTCACTTTCTAAAATAATTATACTAAAATTTTTCAAAAAAGTCAATAAAAAAAGAAGCTAATTCAAAAGTGAACTAGCTTCTATTCCTTTTATTCTCCTCTCTTCAAGAGATATTTACGAGAAACATTTTTGAAACTGAATGTTGGATCATCTACCCTATAGTAAACATAGCCTTCGCGCGCCTGCTTAGTTAATCCCTCGCAGACAGAAGGATCGTAGAAGCCATCAGCAGTCTTTTTAAACTCTTCAAAGTCATCCGGTAAATAGTAATCCTTCTCATCAATGGGAACTACTTCCATCTCATAGAAATCCCAAATGCGCTTTGCCTCTCTAATATCATATCTTCCCTTAATAGAATCTGTCATATGGAAACAATAAAAGTGAATATCTTTAAGGCCGTGCGGATTCCCCTGAATAGAGGGCGCGCATACCTCACCCTGCCAGCAAACAAATGTACATCCAGGTCGAAGAGTTAAGTAATCCTTCATCTTCTCTTCAATACGATATTTTTCTGCTACTCGCCAGAAGTTATCTCCATCTTTTTGAGATACTGGAATTCGTCTATTGCGCGAGCATACATAAAATTCAAACTTATTATGACCTTTTCTCTCAAGGATATAAGTGCCTGAAGAACCATCACATTTCTGAGTACGAATATAGGGAACTTTTTTCTCTAAAACCCAAGGCATATTTTCAACTCTTTCCTGGTCAGTTTTACTAACTCCAGGAAATTTTCCTACAGGCCAAGAATCTTCAAGGTATTTCTTTCTTCCAAAGAACAGATAAAGAACTTTCTTTCCAAAAGAAGTCTTATACAACATTCTACCAACTTTACTTTTTCCAATTTTTGGATGGCGCGCCATCATTTTCTTATATTTATCAACAGAAGAGGCCTTTCTTACATTATCCTCTTTCACATTATAAGTTACTCCAAGTTCCTTAGTTAAGAAACGAGACTCATCATCTACTCTGCGCGAAACATTTCCGCAAAGAATAGACCCATCTTCCATTACTGTCCATCCAAAACTCTTAACGGATACCAATAGTCCCTGAGAGACTTCTCCTCGAATTTTTTGAGACTTAACTTTGAAGTGTTTTCCTCTCAAAAATTCCATATCCGAAAAAGGTGGTACATCTGGTAACTGAGAATCAATTTCAAAATATACAGCAGGATCACCTTCCTCGAACTCTCCCTTACCTACCACACAGTGCCATCCGCCAATGTGCGCGCACTCAAGTCTATCGGCATTCATTGGAGTAATCTTTTCAACCTTAACGAGGTAAGCAAGTTCTCTTTCTTTATCTTTATTTAACATATTATTCTCCTTCCTTCTCTAATAGACACCACTCAGCTCTTGCCGAATCATAGTCATAAAGGCCAGGCTCTAAACCAACAATGTCAAAGCCATAGAGAAGGTTTAGAAAAATCTCATCCCTCTTATAATCGGGCATACCGATAATTTCCATATACTCAGCACGATCGTAAATAGCTTCAATTCCAGAACCTGTCAGCTCTTCCATATTTTCGTCATAAAAAACAATAGAATCAGGCAAATGGCGCGTTTTATATTCCCATGCTACGCACTTTTCCTTTACATCAAAGAAGCAGCCATCCTCAGATTCATACAGTTCAAACTTTCTCATAACATTAGTCCCCTTTCTTCTATTCTCTTTCACTTTCTAAAATAATTATACTAAAAATTTCTGAAAAAGTCAAATTAAAGAAAGTTAAATCGCCGCGCCACCCGATCCATCATCCCAAAAATATTCGATAGCTAAAATACAAAGTAGAATAAAACAGAGAATCACTACTTTCATACTCATCCTCCTTCTTTAGTTACTGCAAGAACTGAAGGCATATTCATTACTTTTATAATAGCATCACAGACATCTTCTCTTACGTCTATATTTCGGATTATTTCAATAACCTTCTTTCTGTCTACGGCATTATAAGAAGGTTGAACTTCTAAGGCGGCGATTGCGGCGGCGACAACATGAAGGTCTAGAGGCTTAGTAGTTAGTTCGTCATTATAAATTGACTGATTAAAAGCTCCTCTTAATTCTCTTAATGCTTCTTCTCTATTCATTTTTATACCTCTTTTTTTACATACAGACTGAAGTCTGACGTCATCAACTTATCAGTGTCAAGCTTATAAGAACAAAACAATCTTATTAAACCATTCGGTAAGCAATCAATAGACCAGTCAATTCTTTCTACCCTGCCGGTTTTAAGTGTTTTATCGAAATCCTCCCCATATCTTCCATATCCACCTATTCCGTTTAGATGTATTACGTCACAACAACCACCAATACAGCCAACTACCTCTTCATGATTCGTTAGTGCAAATCTCATACATCCGAATCCACTATCATGTAATTCATTAGTTGGAATAATTACAATCCCATTAAATTCATCTGTTGGCTTAAAGTAATCAAGATTTTCAAATTCCTCTTTTGTACTAAATATATTCATTCCTCTACATCCTTTCTTCCTAAAACTCTTTAGGCTTAACCCACAAATCAAGGATTGCCTTATACATTCCAAATTCCTCATCAAATTTTGTTTCTATGGGCAAATCCATAACCTTCCTGTTGAACAGTTCAACCATCTTATAGACAAGCATTAATGATATATCATCTTTTGGCATCTGCATCACTTCTTGCTTAGAAAGGGTTGTGCATAATCTCAAATGGTTTAATTCTGCCTTATTAATTATATTAACAGGCATGGGTATAGACTGTCGCTTGTAAAAAGCAATCTCACGCTTTAATGCTCTAATAATGTTTAGTTTACGATCAGCCTTCATCTTCTACCTCCATTTTTACACCACAGTTAGGGCAATACTTACTTTGTTTAAATTCAACCGCCCCACATTCAGAACATTTATACGGTGTAAAGCCTTCACCCATTTTTATCCACTTCCCTATCTTTGGCTGTTGCTCTACATTAGTTATCACGATTCGCTTATTCCCAACATACACTCGGTATACACCATCGTCATGGAATACAACTGCATGAGGTATCACTTCAACACTGTTTCTGTCTTTTGGTGTGATATTGACTTCTTCTCCTTCTTCCACAACTGAAATCATTCCATCCTTATATTCCATTTATTATCCTCACTTTCTGCCTTATCTGCTTCTACAATTCGTTTCATGCTCTTGTATTCCAATATTCAATCGTTCTCTCCATCGCTTCATGAACATTAACATCTTTACATACATTCTTGTATCCGTTAAGTCCACAATCAGCACACTGAATATGCACACTATAAAAAACATCTATCGTGGGATATGGCATATAGATTCGTTTAGACCCACACATAGGACACGGTTTTGCTATATTTGTCAAATCTCTTGTCATTCCTCTTCCTCACTTTCTGCCTTATCTGTTTCTTTAATATCATAATTACCGCATAAATGTGATATCTCTGTATAAGCATCCGGGCAATACATGGTCGGATTAGCTTGCGCTATACAAAATTCATCATATGTTTTAGGTGCATATTCACATTCCCAACAACTCATTCCCTATCCTCACTTTCTGCCTTATCTGCTTCTATTATTGTTGGCGCAATAAAATATTCTTGGAGATACATTGAAAGCACCGTTGGGTTGTATGTACCAAATCCTATAAAATGTTCCCCATTTTCTTCATACTTGATTGAAAAATATGGTTTACCTTTATATTCGGGATATGTGCATAATTCAGCAGGTGGATATTCAACCATTATTGACTCAAATTTTCTTCCGTGACCTTTTGGAATTAGTGTGCCGTTTCTAACTGCTTCTCTCAAATCAAGTAATACACTGAGATTGATTGTGTTTTTTCTGGTTTGTGTTAAATCATTATATTCATCTTCGGGTATCTTAATCACCAATTCTATATCCGCCATATTTATTCCTCACTTTCTACCTCATTTGCTTCTATGATTGTTGGTGCAAGGTTCATGTGCGCAATTACACATTCCATATATTTATGATTTATTCCATATTTCATTTTATTTTTTGCTTCTGTAATAACATTATCTGCATCAATCAGCCGCCCATATTCCTTCGGAAGAAGTGTACCGTTCTTAATAATTTGCCATAACTTTTCTGCATCATCTTCATCTGGAAATCCGTTATCATACCAGTCGTACATCTCGTTCGGTATATCAATTACTATCTGCATCCTAATCCTCACTTTCTGCTCTATCTGCTTCTATGATTGTTGGTACATTTCTGATACGATTTCTCAAATAGTCGGTTGCATTAGTATAGTTATATTCTCCTGCATTTATCCAATCATCTATTGCATCCACGACATATCCATAGTCAATTATTCTTCCGTGACCCTTTGGAAGTGGTGTGCCATTCTTTATAGCTTCAGACAATAAATGCGGACAAGCACAAACAGCCACATAATTATTGTTGAGTATCACTTCGTATTCCTTATCTGGTATCTCAATTACTATCTGCATCATGCACCTCACCTTCTGCTTTGTAAAAAGGGCAATTATATCTGACCATCTGTCCCGGTTTCGGCACATACTTACATTCCTTTCGACTTGCACAAACATTACAATCACCAGTTTCGTATATGTTCCTTAGTGCCCTTAGACTGTCAAGAACATAAGCTATTGTTGATATGATTGTATCTAATTTATTCATTCCTTATCCTCACTTTCTATGTACTTGTCGATAATCTCCAACGCCATTTCCAGACCTTCTGCACACGATATGTTGTCCGGGTGTACTCTGTCATATTGTTCATCTATCTCGGCTCTTATCTTGTCAAGAATACTTAGTAGTTCAAATTTCCGAATAATAAAGTCACAAAAATCTACCATTGTATCACTTTCACACTTAAAATCAGTTCGTAAACCTGTTGCAAGTCTTATTACTTCTTCCCTTGTCATTCTTCCACACCACTTTCTGCTTTGTCCTTAATTGCTTCTATCGCATCGTAAAGTCCGTCATGATAGCCAATCACATATTGGTTGTCTGTAATATAACATTTTTGCTCAAACTCGTTCCTCGCCAACTGTGGGTCTATATCAAACTTTCTCGTAGCCACTAAAACGGCATCATCTAAACTCAAAAACGGTTTTGTCATTCCCTATCCTCGCTTTCTGCCTTATCTGCTTCTATGATTGTTGGCATTCCACTGACAGCTTTGACCATATCTTCGTAGTGAGCATATGGCACATAATCATTACCTGGTTCTCTCACAAAACATTCAGTTTCTGTATAATCAAACTTATCCCAAGTATCAATGGCCTTTAACATTTCATCCGCATCAATTAACGCCTTTAATACTTCATCCGCATCAATCAGCCTGCCGTGTTCTTTTGGAAGTGGTTTACCCTTACGGATTGCCATACAAGCTCTACGCATATCCATTACATAATTTTCACCATTGTCAAAAAGTCTTGTGTAAAGATTCTCGTCTATCTTAATTACTATCTGCATTTTCTTCCTCCGTGTCTGCTTCTATGATTGTTTTGGGTTTTACGTGCGATAAAGCCGCTTCTGTATACGCACCATATTCCCTTGCGTTGTTTTTCAGTTCTTCATAATCCACAAGATCACCATGACCTTTCGGAAGAGGTGTACCGTTCTCTATATATCCCTTTAATTTGAACATATCAATGTAAACAAGTCTTTTGTATTCTTCATCTGGAATATCAATTACTATCTGCATTTTCTCCCTCACTATCTATCTCATACGCCGCCATATTTCATCGGCTTGCTCCTTACCATGTTTCTTGCAATCAATCTTATAACTTATCCACTGATACAGCGGAATAAGTAATATTGCACCAGCCCAACAAATTCCAACAAAAGCAACTGCGTCTAAAAACGGATCGCCTAATATCATTTATTCCTCTTTCTGCCTTTGTCCTTGATTGCTTCATCTTTTATCCGCTGAATACACCTATCGCATATATCAATATCTTTGAAATATGTGATCTCTTTGTCTCCAGTATTTATAAACCTTCTGAATTTTGGCTTATTTTCCACAACTATTACTGGCTCAAAAACAGCTATGCCAGGCTCGCCCATAAACATCGGGCGTTTGCATATATCACAAATTATGGTTTTCATTCCTCTACCTCCATCTTTGCTCCACATTGTGGACAATATCTATACAACGGAATACTACCTTTTTCCTTTTTGCTAACGCACTCTATAACAATGCTCCTGCACTCCGAACAATGCCAATTTCCAATTTTGGGATTACAGTCATACTGCACCCATTCCCATTTTCCTATCTTCGGCTGTGGTGTGACGGGTGGAAATTCTTTAATATCTTGACATACTAACTCGTTTTCTGTGCTATGTCCTAATTCTGCCTCGCTTCCCTCAATGTATTCAAGTACAGCTTTTCTGCTGATACAATCTTCACAAGGCTCTTGCTCTAATGCTTCGATTGCCATATCTAAAGCATTTTCACCGAGTTCAGACTTTGCACCTACCTTAAAGGTATTTAATTCTGCTGTTGCTTCTTCTCTTGTCATCCCTCTATCTCCATTTCTGCGCCACAGTTGGGACAGAACTTATATATATCTCTCTCTTCGTTTCCCCACGCATCCATATTTCTACAGGACGAACAAACATAAATAGGTTCGATGCGCCCACGACTACATTCTTCATCCTTTATCCATTTTCCTTTCTTTCGCCCCATTATCATACTAATCGCTTCATCTATCACTATCTGATATTCTAAAGAATACTCCCATTCAATTTCATTCTTTAATAATTTTAATTTACTAACAACTTCATCTCTTTTCATTTTTCACATTCTCCTATCTAGTCAATTTTATTACATTGAATACGACCAATTTTGTGAATCCATTTTCTTTATTACATACCACTGTTCATCTTCGTGACTAAATTGTATGACAGCTAAAAAGTATTTATAAGCCAACTCTCTAACAAAAGCAATTCGATTTGCGATTTCGGCGGCATGGTCAAGATCTTTAGTTGTATCTTCCCCTCCTTCTGCAGCGCGCATTTCAGCGTTTTCAATACACACATCATATTCTGTCTGTAAGATATTAATTTCATCAACAAGATTTTCAATAGTAATTCCATTCATTTATTTATTCCTCCCACTTTCTTTTTCTATAATAATTATACAACAAAATAGGGAAAAAATCAAATTTAAAATGATTTTTTCCCATATCTTTTTCAATATAAAATTAAATTGTCTTAAATAAAATGATCGTCGTGCTCCATACCAATTACCGCACCAACAAGAAAACAAATAAAGGCAGTAAAAGCACCCGCAAGAAAACCAACGGCAAAATTCATTTCATTCTCCTTTCTATTCTAAAACATACACTGCGGCGCTCTGTCTACCGAATTGCACCGCACTATCATAATCATCAACATAGATGTCGATAACATTTGAAGCCATTCCACCTGTATCATGGATATATCGTTTTCCGATACCCTCTATATAAACCCATTTATGCCATAAATATGGATCATTACAAGCAGCAGTATAGCCTACTTCTGGATAAACACCATCCGCGCAAGGATTACCTGTCCAAATATATGCTGTTAATTCCATATTAGAATAATAGGTCATACCTTGTTCTGCGGCCGGGGCTTCTGTTGTGACAATGGCTTCTGTATTTTCTTCAATAAAAGTTTCTACTGTATATTCAGTTGTTTCTTTATACTCAGTTTCCGTTTCAGTTTCTATTTCTTCTTCAGTTACATAAATATACTTATATTCTATTGTTTTTACAACTACATACTCCTTTTCTTTTTCTTCAGAGTCTGTAGAGGTTGCTATTCTATTTTGTTCACTTGATTGTTCTCTTTCTTTTTCTAGCTCCTCGAACGCATCTGCGCCAAGAATACCAATAAGAGCGAGAATAATTGTCAATAAGATAATCTTAATATAGTCTGCTTTTTGCATAAAAACCTCCGTATTACGCGGCGGCCTAGGCAGAATTTATTCTTCTATTAGTTTTAAAGTTCTACATCCTGAGAGAGGCTTTTCTCTATTTGGCTTTGTCTTATAAGACCACCATTCGGAACCATTATATTCTACCCGTTCAAGCCACCAGTCATCACCTACAATCGCTAACGCAGCGTTTACTTGTACAATACCATAACCATTATTGTAATTAAAATCCTTTGCTGCGATTGTAAAATATTCAAAGCTACAGAAATAAACTCCATCAGTAACAAACTGAACATCTTCGGGGGTTTTTCTGTGAACCAAAAGACAGTCTATAGTTTCTTTTAATAGATTCATTTTTACTCCTTTATAAGGAAATTATTAATTTTTTCACAAAGATCTTTAAATTCTTCTTCTTTTTCAGTATAGACGTTCATCCTTATAGGACGTATTAAGTCTAAACTAAAAATTCCCATAATTGATTTCGCGTCGACTACATACTTCCCATTTACCAAATCAATTTCTATAGGTAGTTCGTCTACTATTTTTACAAATTCTTTGATTTTAGAAATAGAATTTAAACTAATTTTTGTACTAAACATTTTATCACCTTGATGTTAAAGCTCCCTACTTCTACTTATGGCGGGGAATCACCGATGTTAAAACTCCCTGTATCACTCTAAATAAACATCAATACACCAAACAGATTCTTCTGTCTCAAAAGTAACTATGTAATCTTTAACAAAGAATGGGCCATGTACATCTCCCCATTCCTCAGAAGTTTCTAAATATTCAAATTCATTAAACTGGCACTCAGCCTTTGATTCTTTTAGAAAATTATAAAGATCCACAACATTTACAAAATCTTCTGTCATATAACAAGGGCCTTGGCACATTTTATCATCTTCTTTTAAGTAGTGAAACCTAACTATCCCTTTCATTTTTTTTCTCATTTTTTAAAACCCCTTTCTATGTTTTCTTTATTATATTATACTATAAAAAATAAAAAAAAGCAAATTTCTGGGAGTCTTTCCCAGAAATTTGCCACGACTCGGCGCGGGTTGTATAAAGATACCGCCATACTCGAGAATATAATTTTTTGCCTATCGCCGTTAATCTAAGGCCCAACCCTTAGTGGTAGAGGTCTATCCCCTAGAGTTCCTTCTGTTCGATTTATAACCCGCAGATATGAAGTGGGTGGACTCAGCTTGGTCCAATGCGGCAGGTCGATTTTACTAAGTAATAACCGCCTTTAGAAGCTTCCGACTTTTGGTTAACCAGACCTTTAGATAAGAGGATAAAGTCATAATCCCTCTTGACGAAGTGCGTGTCGTCCTACGAGCAAATCTCTGGGTTTGCTTTCCCTGGGATTTCTCCCCGATCCCATACGGCTTTTTAATTTTACTGGTTAAGAAGGGATTTCAACCTTGGTTTGTTATGTTTGTTCATAATCGTCTTGGTACATAACGACCTCAGGGGCTACGTTCGTCGCTCACGAGACCCAAGCTTTTTGTCTGACCAGCAGTAGGTCTAAACCTTGCTGCCAGTAGACAGTCTTGGCGCCAGCTTATTAGTGCTGGCACGTCATATCCTGTCAATTCAGGCCTTACTACCCCTTGAAGTAGAAAGAATGGGACTTGAACCCATGACCTTCGCCTTATCAGAGCGACGTTCTAACCAACTGAACTATCTTTCTATGTGCGAGGCTCAACCCTCGCTTGCAGAGAATGTCCCTGGAGTTCCCCAACTTTTTGTGCGGCATGGGTGGTGGGCACGAGACCGCCGCGGCTACAAGCCAATAGGTTTTCAGTTTCCATACTGATGTTACGGGGTTCTGGGCTTGGCGAGGTGATCACTACTCTACCACCCATGGGATCCCACCTCAAACAAATTGAAGGCGTCACTTCTTTTTTTAAGGAGAATTGTCAACTTCCCAAGCACTATTACGTTGGTACTTTCACGGCTGTTTTCATCAGCTTTAGCTTCTCGTCGGTGAAGCATCCGACTTGGTCTTTTTTCGACGCATAGGCAACCAAGAGGCCTAAAGCCGCCAGACGGATTTGAACCATCGTACACTGATTACAAATCAGTAGTCCTACCACTAGACGATGGCGGCAGGGCCAAATAGGTATATTATATTATACCTATTTGGTTTTAAAAAAAGAAAGAAGGACTATTATATAGTAAGTGCCGGGTGTGCAGTTTCAATCACACGCATCCATGTTGGGTTCAACGACTCGTAACTGAGGTAGCTTACGCGGATTTGTATTCCCAGAGCAAAACGCGATTTGGTCTTTGTAGTCCACCGCTGCCTACTGTGGTGTCTCCCCACTGCTTCCCAACGTACTGGCTTTATTCTCTTCACGACTTTTAATACTTGTCTACCGACACAGAATTAAAACATATTACTCATTTGAAACTATAATTTCCCAATCATCATCATAATGAAGAGCTAAACCTCCCCAAGTTCCATGAATTTGGTGCATATCGTCTATATATTTAACGACTCCTTCACGGTCTCTATATTGAGGTTCACCGAACATATGATAAATATGGATAAGGTCTCCAGGTTCTACACAGGACTTTTCTTTCATTTTCTTTCCTCACTTTCTATAAATAGTATATCAAAAAAATAATGAAAAGTCAATTTTTAAAACTGGGCTACGTCTAAAAGAAATAAATATTTTTCATATTTGATCTCTTTTGTTTTTAATAGTTGGGGATGAGGGTTATGCTCCCCCGCCTCATGGGTCAAAGCCATGCTTGCTACTATTACACCAATCCCCATTATGTGGTTAAATTTCTAACCACTGTTCATCTGTATATTGTCGAATTTCCTTTTTGTTCGAGGTAAATTCAATGCGTCGCCACCAGGACTCGAACCTGGACTACCGCGAGGTAGGATAGATTAGCAATCTATTGGAATACCCTTATCCCATAGCGACATATAATTACATAATAGATAAGGATTTGCACCTTACATGATGACACTTTCAACCTATGTACACTTGGTGTTCATCTTATGCCATAAGCGTCTACCTATTCCGCCACTATTATGATTTAATTTGTAATGGTGACCCTAAGCTTCTTACCTTCCCCGACGTTTTACCCATTACTATTCTTAACAGCTGACACTATTAAGACCTTAGGAATAAGTTTTTCATCATAGACCTGTCAGAACCTATGAATAGCTTTGTGTACAGCCCCAAGGAGTCGAACCTTGTGTCATCGGGTATAAGCCGATTCCCCAAAACCGTCGAGGACGAGCTGCATAGTAGTGGAGGTAGAGGGAATCGAACCCACTCGAGCTATAAAGCGATAAATTTACAGTCTACCCCGTCTCCTTAACGGTTTATACCTCCTTTTAAAACTAAATCACATCGGCTCATTACTCGTGTACATCGAGGACATAACCGAACCATACCGAAACAATACAGGTATCGTCTTTTCTGGTGCTCTCGATTTAGTTGCTTTAAGCATGATTTAATATGTCTGCCTGTGGGCCCGGAGGGATTTGAACCCTCATCTTACAGATTAAAAGTCTGCCATTCTACCATTAAACTACAGGCCCATAATTACAGACGAAGGGACTCGAACCCTTAACCGTCGGATTAGAAGTCCGATGCTCTAATTCCTATTGAGCTACGCCTGTGTATGATAGGGATGAGGAGACTCGAACTCCCGACCTTCGGTTTAAGAGACCGCTACTCTCACCAACTGAGTTACATCCCAGCTCCCACAGTAGGACTCGAACCTACAACTTTCTGATTAACAGTCAGATGCTCTACCATTGAACTATGTGGGAATATACGACAAGGGTGGGATTTGAACCCACGGACCTTTTAGGCCTCTGGTTTTCAAGACCAGCGCAATAGACCAACTCTGCCACCTTGTCAAAGAGGATAAAATTATTTTATCCTCACTACTTTATTATATAAACAAGTATGATTACCTATCGTAGTATCTGTATGATGATGTCCAAAATACCAATGCTTAAATTCTAATCCAAAATCTTTTTCCAAATGCCAAAAGAACTGTGTTAATTCATCTGGATTAGGATGCATACTATATAATCTTTGTAAAAGTTGAGTACCGCAACAATGGGTTAATACATAATCAACATTAAAATGAACCTTATCAAGATTGGCCATAGCCTCTTCATATTCTTCTTTTGAAGGCATTTCCTCTTTCCACCATGAATACCCCTCAATCCTGTATACTTTATCTACGGACATTGCGCCACCCATTGTGAAAAAAGATTTTCCATCTATATTATAGACCTGTCCTCTCATTAGATGAATTACGTGCGGCGCATGGGGATGTACCTGAACTTTTCCACCAAACATTTCAATAACTGGTTGCTGCGCCCACCATGAATGAAAATCATGATTCCCATCTATAAAAAGAGTCGTGTACTTTTGATTCTCAAGCCAGTTGATCCAATAATAATATTCACCCACTCCATCTTTATATTCATCCAGGTCAGCAGGACAAAAAGGAAGTCCAAAATCTCCAAGGACAATCATATAATCATTTCTTGTTAAGGTGTCGCCCATATTTTGTTCAAATACGACTAACTTATCAATATCTAAATAACCATGAACATCTCCAGTAACAAAGATTCTGCTCATCCTATCTTCTCCCTTCCTTCTTTATAAGAACTTCTTTAGTACCGGCAGAGGGACTCGAACCCTCACGGCCAAAGACCCTGGGATTTTAAGTCCCATGCGGCTACCATTACGCCATGCCGGCAAATGCGGGTACGTTTTAGGCTACCATCCCGCTTCAATGCCACGCCGGATTTTCAATTAGGTCGGGCGCGCGACCAATTATACCAGGTTTTTTCTTTCTTTCTTTATCTTATATATATATTATAATAAATATTCTTTAAAAAGTCAAATATTATTTAGGAAAATGCTGAAAATAAATTTCAAGATTCTCGCAAACCTTACCAGCTTTTACCATTCTACCAAATCTCTTTGCTGCTCGATTCCGAATGATGTCTGGGCGATAAGACTCCGAAAAGAACTTAATTGCACCATTGATCGTCTGCCATCCATCATTAATATTCATAATCTGCCCATCGCACATCGTACGCGCCTGCTGACTCCAGCTCCTTGAATTATAAGCCTTCATATAATTAACTCCTTTCAGAATCAATTTCCTTTTTTCATCTTACATATATATTATAACAAATATTTTTTAAAAAATCAAATATTAAAAAAGAAAATTTTACAAATAAGCGATCTTATAGGGAATCGAACCCTAATTTTCGGAGAGACAATCCGATGTAATAGCCGTTATACTATAAGACCAAATGCCCTCGGAGAGACTCGAACTCTCACGCTCGCGCACTAGTTCCTAAGACTAGCGTGTCTACCATTCCACCACAAGGGCTAGAGGGGAGAGAATTATATATCTCCCCTTTCTCTTTCTATATAAAATCCCCTATGCTATTATGCTTACACCACCAGACCTGGGGAAGAACTAAATATATGGCTCTCAAAGAAAGAGAAAACCTTTCACCATATACTTTTAATTAGTATATACAATCCTGTATTCTAGGGCATATACTAGACCCTGTTCAGTTTAGTCGGTCTGACAACCGCCACGATAGCCTGCCGAGGACGGACAGCAATCCCGCCAATTACGTGGGTCTAAACGCCACGCCGGTTCAGTTTGATTTTACCACACCCGGTTATCTACCCTCTGTGGAATGCGCAGCCAGGTTCTGCGCTCGCCTTAATCTCAAAAGAACTTTCGGAAGTTATTAACTTTTATCCGCATCGGATTTCTCATCATCAGGAGTTAACCGAAACACCTAAGGTTTTTTGTTCTTTAGGCTCAAACCTGTTTAGTATTGTGAGACTATTTAGATTGTTTCCAAAGTGGTCTATTCGGATTATCTAATTATAACGTAAGGATAAAGTCTCCTACCCCCAGCAATATATCGTGTTGCTTTACGTATGCACAGCGCATAAACTCTATCTTCTTTTTGACCTATGGCAAGATAAGAACCATAAATAGCGGGGACAGGATTTGAACCTGTGACCTTCAGGTCATGAGCCTGACGAGCTTCCGAGCTGCTCCACCCCGCGATAATACCATCAGTAAGGAATCGAACCTTATCCTCCGGCTCTGAGTATCTATTGGTTAAATAGCCTCCGGAGCCAGTGTGCCGCCATTACACTATATAATAGTATCTATACTACTAAAGTAACTAACTTTTTCATATAGAGTTATTATAATGCCTTTTGTCACGTTCTACGACTTCCATTATAGTCGAAATTCTGCGCTGGTGGTATTGTTGTGTATCTCCTCATAGGGAGTCCAGTAACTTCTGGAACTGACATCTCGGTTCTGGTTTGCAACCCATCGCCGTTTTCCTTGGCATTTGTTCACTTTCTATAATTATTATAGTTAATTTTTTCAAAAGAATCAAATTTTAACAACTTCATATCTCGTTCCACGACTCCCGTTATAGTCGGAATTCTGCGCGCGAATGGTACTGTTGTATCGTCTTTGGAGACGACCTGGGCCGCCAGGCGGATATTCTCTGCGGGGTTGGGATCCGTCTCTTCCGCAGTTTGTATTGTTGATTTAATTGAAAACGTCAGATTCGAACTGCGCCTCTACATCCCAAGTGTAGCGTGCTACCATTACACCACGTTCTCAAAAATAATGCCTTTCGCAACTAAGATTTTCGAGACGCATCTCTACTCATCACACGTCCGTGAACGCTGTCTTTCACCGTACTATCCGAAGAATAACGGAGGGCTTCGTAACCTTGATGGGATTTGAACCCATGACTTCGCCGTGAAAGGGCGACGGCTTAACCACTTGCCGACAAGGCCATATTTATAAGGTATGAATTAGATATGGCAATAAAATTTATGAATATATTTTTATTGCCATATCTTTTTCTCTCACCTTTCTAATATATAATATCATATTTTTTAATAAAAGTCAAATTTTATTTCTCTATATCTTCTAAAGTTGGCTCACTGATTTCTTCCCCAACATAAACCTCTACCTTTTCATAAGGATCTCTTATATTAAGGATAAAGTTTAGATTATCAATAGCAAAATTTATTTTTTCAATAGACTCAGAAACATTCTGGATCTCTATTCTATAGTCATTAATATTATCAATCTTTTCTGAAAGAGAAACATTCTCTATTTTGTAAATATCACTAATAATTTTTTCTGTCTCTTCTATATAAGAGAGATAGTCTTTCTTTTTTCTTTTAAGTTCATCAATCACTTCTTTA